TCACCCACGGTCCGATCCTCCGAGTAGGGCGCGGCGGCCGGCTTCGGTGACGAGGCCGTATTCGTCGATCATTCCGGCCCGATAGAGAGGCCATCCTCCCGCGAGTAGGGCTTTGCGTCCCTCCCCGTCTCTGATCTTGCAGCCGTTGCAACTGTCGAGAAACACGTCGCGCCGATCATGCGATAGCTCGATGAGCACGCGTCCGGAGGCGATGAGGCGAAGCGCATCCATCGGGGCCGGCTTCGACATAGCCGCACGGCAACGCTCGATCTCGTCTGGGGCGAACCCCTCCGTCAGCTCACGCGGCATCGTCGCCTCCCCGTGTCTCGGTCGTGAGAGAGCGGGAGCACATCCGGCGGAAGACGGATCGCCACCAGAAGCGGCCCCTGGCGTTCTCGGCTTCTGGCCCCTCGCCAAAGTGGTGTCCGTTGTCGTCGGGGCCGAGCCCATGCAGCCATTTCAGGGCGGCGACCGGAACGAGCTCGTAGCCCGGCGGAATGATGTCGCCGGCCAGCGCTCTTTCCCGGTCCCCGGAGAGTGAGGAGAGGTGCGGGGCGTAGAGGGCCTGGATGGCTGCCGTCGCGGAGGGAATGGCAAACGCATCGATCGTCCGCTCCACCGCGGCGGGCGGCGCCCATCTCCTAAACACGGCCGACCGGATCGCCTTCGCCACTTCCTCCGCACCCGGTCCTGGCTGCGGGCGGAGGGCGGCGGCGTATCCGGCACGAAAGCCGTTCCCGAAACCCATTGCTTCGTCGGGACGTCCAGCTTCGATAGCTGCGCACTGCGCCCGCTCGATCTCCGCCGCCAGGTCGCCACGCCCAAGTTCGTTTGGTGTGTTCATGGGCGGGCTCCTGGTTTGCGATGTTCGCGAGCGATTTGCTCAATTGCAGCGATGCGCTCTTCCACAGGTCGGCTGCTGTCCTTCATGACAGCCATTTGGCGGCGCGTGATATGGAAAGGCTGGTTCGCAGTAGCCGACTGGAGCCGGGAGAGCAGGCCGACGAGGGTTCGCGCCATTCTCGGCATGGCTCACGCCTCCCCTGTTGCGGGGCGCGGGGGAGGGGGAAGAGGCTGCCAGTGGGTCGTTCCATCCTTCGGCGCACTATCTATCGTCATCCACCCGCCCGTAGCCGGTGCGGATGATAGTGCTGCGTCGATCGCGTCGATCTGTTCTTTGTGCTGAGTACGGCGCCATCGGCTATCATTCGTCGGGGCAATTTTCCCGAGGCTGTCGTACTCGGAACCATGCCAGTCACGCTGATTATTCAGCGCCTCCCGCAGCCGCTCGACTTCGGCCCACGCTACATGCGCCTTCGACATCCACTGCAAGATTTCGCGCTTCGCTGCCTGAAGCTCTCCCTCCGCCGGCTCCGGCCGCGACCCGTCCCCGGCATCTTGTGAGGAGAGGAAGCGGAGAGCGTCGACATAGCGGTGCATGAGCGTTTCGGCTTCGCTCGGCCCAAAATGCGGCTCGTAGTATTTGTAGATGATCTGCCGAAGGCTCGGCTCCAGCGTCGCCGCCCCAAGATCAGGCTCTACGTCGAAAAGCGCCTCTGGCCACGGTGCAGGTTCGGGGTTCGGCCGGGCGGGGGGGGTATGCGGGGCAGACATCAGCGGGCTCCCGTCTCGGCAAGGCGGATGGCGGCTTCGGCCAATTCGATGCTGTCCGATGTGTCGTCGTCCCCTTCGGCCGCTCGGTAGCTCTCGTAGGACGCTACGATGTCCTTCAGCGCATCGAGCAGGTCAGGCGCGGCGGCGATCAGGCGGGCGTTGGCATACGTTTCGGCCTCGGATCGCTCATCGGTCGGCCAGAGCATCTGGCACACCGGAACGATGTATCCGTCCCCGTTCATTGCATCGATCTGCACGACCATCGGGTTGATTGCCCAAGGCTTCGGCGTGTGCTTCGTCGCGATCTCAGTCATCGGCGCGTCCTATTGCGGTCAGGTCGTGGGGATTCCAGGCTGCCCATTTGCGGAGAGGGGCACTGGCGTAGTTCTTCGGGGTGCGCCGCGGCGGAAAGTTGATCTTCGCCTTCCGCATCTTGATGCCGAGGTGCTTCTTTCGGACCGACGCAACGCGAGACTTCTCGGCCACATCGCGGGCGGTCTTCTCGCGGTGCTTGTCCCGGAGCGCCGGCGCGAGATTGTCTTCAGCGTGCCGGCCGCCATTAGCGAGCGCGACCTTGTGGTCCAGGTCCCATGCGTCGCCGGGCATGATCTTCCGGCCGGACAACCAGCATCGGCCGCCCTCGCGCTCGAAAATGCGAAGGCGAACCCGCGCCGGGACCTTGGCGTCGTCGGTCTTCCCGAACCAGAGTTCGACGGAGCGGCTCACAGCACCGGCTCCTTCATCCAGAAGCCAAAGTGCTCGTTCACTCGGAACCAAGCGGCGGCAGCCGTCGATCCCGTCGCGATCTCGCTTCGGCTCGTGACCTTGCAGATTGAGCGGACGACAGCTGCAGCGCTTTCCTCGTCCTGTACCGATGGCTGATTGTATTCCTCACGAAGGAAGCGCCAGAATGCCTCCCGCCTGCATTGAAGCGCAGCCTGTTGCGCTGGTGGGAGGGAGGCGAAGGACCGCTTGGGCGCTACTTCCGGATCGGAGTCCGTCGCCTTAGACAATCCGGAATTGAGACGAGCGACCGCCACCCACTTCGGATCATCCGGCCGGGGGACGCCCCCGAGCGCGTGCAGGGCAGCATCAGCTTGCTCGATCGGTATCTCGATCACGAGCTGAGCGACCTTCCGACCCTTGACGGTGCGGAAATCGGCAAAGGTGCCGCTGATGGCTGCCGGAGCGCTCACGACAACTTCTCCGGCATATGCACGGCCAGAAAATCGACAAAGGCCGAAAGCTCCCTCCGGATGTCGTCGCCCATGCCCGGGTAGCGGTGCATGGTGAGCTTGTGGAGGCTGGTGATGGTGTAGTGGCGCTCGCCGACCTCGCGACCCTCGAACACATTCCAGCGGAAGAGATCGGCCCCGAAGATGTCGAGATAGGCGCGCCACTGATAACTGCCGAGAAAACGCTCAGCGTCGTATCGGGACGTGAACTTGTGATCGTCGATCCGGCGCCCGAGAACGGCGTCCACCTTGCCGACGAGCGTGACGGTGTGCTCGCCGATCTCGTATTCGCGAGTCGCCTTCATTTCCCGCGTCGGCGGGATGTCCAGTTCCTCATCGAAAGCGAAGGTGAACCGAAAGCCATCAGACACGATCTCGTCGAGGCTGCCATCGCGGCACGTTTCAAGGGCGGCGTGCAGAGCCGATCCAGCCAGCATTGCCTCTGACGGAGGTTCCTCGCGTCGGAGCCTTGCCAGGAGCCCGGCGAGGTCCCCGTCCTCGTCCGCAAGGAAGTAGCGGAACGAGTCAATATCAGAGGCGCTGACGCGGATGGCTGCCATGGTCAGGCCGCCATCTTCGGGAGGGCGTAGGTGCCGCTCTCCTTGTTGAACTCGAGCCCGAGCGCATTGGCCTTGTCCCGGACCATGGTCTTGCACGCCTGACTGGCATTGCGAGCTCGCCCAAGGATGCCGTTCAGCTCTTGCGCGGTGGTGATCCCGGCCAGTGTCTCGCGGAACCACTCCTGTTCGGCTGCGGCCTCGCGCTGGGCTTCCGTCTGCTCGTTCAGGCGATCCTTAGTCATCTGGATCACGCCGGCGAGGAAGCCGTCGAAAGCAGGCGAGCCGAGCGGCGGGATGTCGAGCGGATCGAGCCCGCCCGGGTTCTTCCCGAATGCGGCATCGGTAGGGGAGAAGAGCAACTTGCGCTGACCGTTGATGATGACGATCCGGCCCATGGCGTCGGCCGTCTTGTAGACCTCGCCCTTGGATCCGCCCTGCACGTCCAGGCGCTCGACGACATCATCGCCGCTGCGCTGCTCGTCCATGTGCGCGATCAGGACGACATCTTTGCCGAAGCTGTTCAGGAGCTTCAGGAAGGCGCCGAAGCGGGATTTCAGCTCGCCGTAGCCCTGGAGCGTCAGGGCGCCGCCTCGACCGTGCTTCGGGTTCGCGCGGATTATGTCCACGGTCAGAGCGTCGAGCGCCCGTCCGGCGGTGTCCACGATGACCGTCCTAAACGGAGCAAGGTCTTCGGCCTTGATGTCCGCCACGTCCGACCAGGCCGATACGCGCACAGCATCCTTGCGGTTCGGGGCGCGGTGGCTGCCGTTGTCGAAGTCGAGCAACAGCGGATCTTCGGCCGTGAATGCGACGGAGGTCTTACTGATGCCTGGCGGGCCGTAGATCACCATGTTCAGGCGATCGACGGTGATGGGGTCAGCGGCGCGCGTGATCTTGAGAGGCACTGGTCTTCTCCTTCGGGGGCAGGGGACGCTTGATGCCGGCGGCGACTTCGCGCTTCAGGCGGTCGCGCATGCGTTCGAACTGCTTGCGGCAGGCGCGTTCGGACAGATCGCTCATTCGCGCCCCCTCTGAGGTTCGGACGGCACGTCGCCGAACGCATCCGCGTAGGGGTCGGAGGATTCGGAACGCTCCTCCCGCACCGGCCACGGCCAGAACATGCCGAAGACAGATGCGACGAGGATCGCGATTAGAATGAGGACCGCTCCCGTTCCGGGATCGAGCGGCGCCTGATCTGCAGCCCGAGCGAGGTCCTGAACCAGGACGCACCCGGCGGCGGAGAGCGCGACGGCCGCGACGCGACGCGTGTCCCGCCTCGTGCGGGCAAGGATTCTCTCGGCCGGCTCTCGCGCTCTTCTCTGCGCCGCGACATAGGCCAGGACGCTCTCGCGCTCGGATGCGGTGAGAGGAGGCGAGACAGACGGGTCCGTGAAGGTCACGCCGTCGTCCGAGATTAGGATGCGATGTGTGGCGCCGCGGAGGGTGAGTGAGACGATCACGTTGTTCTCCTCAGATCGGCCAGAGACGAGCGCTGACGCCGTGGCGTTTGCAGCGCAGGACGAGACGGTTCGCGGACGAGAGAGACAGGCCAGGGAGAAAGCGGGTCCGGGTCAGGACGGCAAAGCGGGTCATTCGCCTGCCTCGCGGAGAGCGGCGCGAGCTCGGCGCAGATCGCCTATGGTGGGCTGCTCGTCCTGCCAAAGCGCCTCCTCGACGCAGTACTCATCTGGACACAGCCGCAAATCATCGGTCAGCGCGTCGAGCGCGTCGGCGAAAGGCTTCAGCGCTTTGACCAGCTTTTCCTTCTGGGCGCGCAGACGGGCGAGCTCGTCGGCCAGGCCAGGCGCGGTCGGCGCGGCATCGAGCATGGCCTGGTAGCCTTGATCGAAATGCCGAAACTCGCCGTCCCGGAATGCTTCGATCATCGCTTCGGTAGGCTCCCTCGGCACGAGTACCCATCCACCCGCCTGCGTATCGGAGACGCTCATGCCGCCCTCCTGTCAGCCATCGCGCGGCCGAGATCGGCGAGAGCCGCATCACGCGGCGACATCCGGCCCTGCGCACGGCGCAGTTCTGCGCTCTCCCGCATGTCGACCGCGATCTTCTGATCGATTAGGCGGGAGCATTCCGGCCCGGACGGCGTGATCGCGATGATCCGTTCCAGGCGCTTGCTCTCCCGGCAGAGCCAGGCGGCGACGTGCATGCTGTAGTGCGCACCGGGGACGCGGGCCGGCTCACGCGGCTCCGGGATGCGGGAGATCGCGTCGAGAGCGGCGTCGAAGGCGGAGAGATGAGCCGACATCACGCGGCATCCCGATCAGCGTCCTCAACGGGGGCGGCATCCGGCCCCCGGATCGAGGCGATGCGCTCCAGCATGTCGAGGATCGCGAAAGTCTCATCGCCGAGCGGCGTCCCGCCGCGCGTCGCCTGCCAGTGCTGCCGAGCGGCCGCGAAGTCGAAGTACCTGCAGTCGGCGATTACAACGGGATGGCCGGCCCTATCCGTGGCCAGGACGAACGTGTAGCCGTCGCTGCAGGTCGCGGTCGTGAGGCGGCGCGCGACCCGCGCGTCCCCGTAGACCCGCGCGTCCCCGTAGACCCACGCGTCCCCGTAGACCCACGCGTCCCCGTAGACCCGCGCGTTCCCGTAGACCCGCGCGTCCCCGGAGACCCACGCGTCCCCGGAGACCCACGCGTCCCCGGAGACCCGCGCGTCCCCGTAGACCCACGCGTTCCCGTAGACCCGCGCGTCCCCGGAGACCCACGCGTCCCCGGAGACCCGCGCGTCCCCGTAGACCCACGCGTTCCCGTAGACCCGCGCGTCCCCGGAGACCCGCGCGTTCCCGTAGACCCGCGCGTCCCCGGAGACCCACGCGTCCCCGGAGACCTGCGAAAGGTTCGTCTCGCTTGCGATCCAGCCGCCGAGTGTGCCGGCCGCGATCAGGCCGATCTGACGCAGCGCCCTGATCCGGCGGAGCGTGATCCCGAACTCGACCTTCACCTCTCCGGTGAATTCGTACTTCGGTCCCGTCGCGGGCGGGAGGTCGACGGCCTCAGCAGCCTTCTTGGTCTTCCGGGTCTTCGTGGCGGCTTGGGGCATGTGGGCCTCGGCTTTCGATGCATAATGCGTAATGCATCCGAACGGCCCTGTCAATGCGAAACGCATAGGTTGATGAGCGGCAACTATGCGTGGTCAGGCAGCTCAATCAGAATCGATTCGACAATCGGCGCGGGTTCTGGAATCCATCACGTCACAGAACAAAGAGAGAACAGGAGAGGCCCTTGCCGGATGTGTATCAAGGCGACCTAGTCCAGGCGGTCGCGCTGTCGATCGTATGTGACGACTGCGGACGTCGTCGCCGTTGGCGGTCTCCAGAACTCAGCCAAGTGTCCCGTCGCTTCGGTGTCTACTCGATTGAGCAACTCGCGAGCCGGCTTCGGTGTCGATACTGCACTGAGAGGGACGGGCCTGGTGACAGCGTATCGATATGGCCGACTTGGCGAACCGAAATCAGCGTCGCCTAGGAGGAAGGCAGCATGGCGCTCACCACCTACTACGTCCTGCAGGAATTCGAGTTCGCAAAAAGGCGCTGGCGGCCCAAGCTGCCGCGTCAGGTTCAGGATCGCGGCGTGGCTGAGCGCGCCGTCGCGCGTCTCCGGTCGCTGAACCAACCGGCGCTCGCCTTCTCTCGCGTCATCGATCCCGAGACGGGCGAGTGCGAGGATCCCGAGATCATCGCCTCGTTCAACGTCCCGCCCGAGTTTCTAGGGGAGACGGCAGAATTCTGACTGCGGCGGCTTCGGCGGCCCGGAGGCCTGGCTCGATGCGGAGGGGAGGGAGGTTTAAGCCTAGGTGCGCTCTTGTGTAGCCCACGGCGCCCGCTTGACCATCTTCGTGTTCCTGATACGTTCTTAAAGTCTTAACGGAGTGTTTACGATGACGACGGAACATGGAGGCTGCGATGATGAAGCTTCCAAAATGCCGTCACTGTGGCCGGGCGTGGCGGCCGCCTGAAGCTGTGCACTCGGAGCGGGCGTACTGCACAGATTGCGCGGACGAGCGGAGGAAGATTGCAGCCCGAGCGCTTGATCTAAGGCCTCTCGGTCCATCCGATCTCGCGGGTAAGTTTCTGCTCCCAAGAGCAATGAGGCGCGCCAGCTAGCTCTGGCTCTCAAAGAAGGCGCGAAGCTCGCGTTCGCTTTGGCTTCGCGTCAGCGGGTGTGAAGAGGCACCGAGCCGCCTCCGGTTGCCTGATCCCTGCGGCATGCTTTGAGCGCTCCACTCGTACCGGCTCCTATCGTGCAACCATCGCACCTCATGGACCCGATCGCCCCGGGAGCGACGCCAGACCACCCGGTTCGGCTCCACAAAGCACTCCCAGTCCGGATCGATTGGTACCCCGGCCAATAAAGTAAGAGCTTCGCCGGCGCTCTGACAGCGAGCCGCCGGATCGTCGTTGAGCATTCGCCTAATCATCCGCTTCCAGCGACTCGGGATATGCGGAAGCCACGGCAGGCTGTCAGCGAAGCCGCCTGCGCCTATCAGGAATCGGGGAGCAGGGGAGCGCTGGTACCACTCTCGGCCATGAAGCAGACGGTAAAGCGTCATTCCGAGCGCCCATATGTCGGACTTGACGCTCGTGCCTCCGCCCTGATGGACCTCAGGCGGGAGATGATCGTTATACCCGGCCTGTGAAGCATAGCCGAGAACTATGTTGTCCGTCACCAATCCAAAGTCGCCGATTTTGGCAGTGCCTTGCTTGAGCAAGATATTCGCTGGCTTTATGTCCCGATGTAGCATCTGACGATTATGGAGCGCTTGGAGTCCCGCCGTAATCTCAGTACCTACCTTGCGGACAAACGATAGACTACTTGGACCACTTTCGAAGGCAGCCTGAAGCGATCCACCTTCGCAGTACTCCATGACGATCATGTATGCATCTGGAACTCGCTCCACCGCATGATGAACTTGCACCACGTTCGCGTGCGTGGCCTGCCTGAGATGCTGGCCTTCTGCCAGCAGACCCGCCTTCCTGAGAGCCCAGTCGGCATCGGGTTCTCCCGGCTTCTGCTCCAAAAGCTTCACCGCCACTACGTCGTGAACAGGGTCTTGACCCATCAGCACACGGCCGAAGTGCCCACTGCCGATCTCCGGTCCTAGAGTGAGATGCGATACGAATTGTGACAAGTTCTAGTCCCTAGATGCCAAGATCATAAGAGCTGCCTCGCGGCTCCCGGCGCGAAGCTTACCCTTGCATTCCTGCTCCCAGAATTTGCTATCAGACAGGTAGTCGTCAACCTTCCGCTCGCCGAAGGTTTTGCTGAGACTCGCCTTCGCGTGCGTCTCAGTAGGGATCTTCGACGCAAGGGCTGCCAGCACCACTCCCCTAAATTCAGCCGAGAGTAGATGCGCTTTCTTTGTTCCGCCCAAACTGACTGCGCTCTCCTTGACGATTGCCTTTGATATCTTATTGTCTGTTACATAATCTGAAATTCGCTGGTATGCCGCAGCATAAGCCACAGGTCGGTCTCCCTTCTGCAAGGGCCAACTTTCGTCGGCGAGAATCGTGATAGCCCCGTCCGCAGGCACCTCGGCCTCAACCAGCGTGATTGCGTCGCCGACGACAACGGCTCCGACCCATCTCTCAGGCATTCTCTTTCCCCTCAACGCGCAGGACAAGGCTTCCCCTCTCCTCCACCATCCACCCATAGACCGCCTCGTCGACCTCGTCGGCTTGCAGGGCGGCCTTGAATGCCTCGAGGAAATCGTCGTCGGGGAGGAGATCGCGGGGAGGGTCGGGAGGGGTCACGGCTCGCCGGTCCCTACGACCTTATGTACGGCCACAACTCGGTCAGCGGGAAAGCGCATCAGGCGGTCTTCGCCCTCTGGCGGATTCAGCTGCTCCAGCACGAGTTCTGTCGCGGATCGACTGACGAAGCGCTTGACGTAGCCCGCGAAGCCATCCTGCTCGCGGATCTGCGCGACAACGTAATCCCCTCTCCGGACAGGGCGGACAGGGTTCACATGAAGAAATTCGCCGGATTCGTAGCGGTCCAGCATGGAATCTCCATGCACGAAGACGCCGTAAGCCTCTGGGACATCCTGCAGGCTTGCCGGCATGCGTGCCCAGCCAACGGCATCGGCTGTCATTACGAGCTTGCCATTCGGCCCGCCGGCAGCCCGCCCCCTGATAGGAAGCCTTCCCACGCCAGCCCTCGGCAAGGCCACTGGCCCGCTTACGTTGGTAGCAGGTTCATCTGCAAACGGGATATCGGGGATCGTCTTCGGTTCCCGATCTTCTGACGGCGGCGCAACACCTGGCCTCGGTGCGCCGCGCCCGAACACCATCCATTCGGGTGCGACCTTGAAGAATGCGGCGTAGCGCTCCGCGGTCGCACGGGTGAGCCCCCGACTTCCGTTCTCATGACCCGCATAGGTCGGGATCGGAACACCCATCGCGCGGGCAGCGTCGGACGCGGTTTTGTAGCGCCCGACGTTCAATCTCGCCCACATCAACCGCTGGTGCACTTCCATGCGCGGATTATGCATCACGCATCTATGCAGCGGGCATTGACAATAGCATGCGTATCGCATAGAGATTACGCATGGTCGACGCGCGCAAGTTACGAGCCCGCCTCCGCTGGTCGCAAAAGGACATGGCCGAGTTCGTCGGCTGTGACCAAGCGACCGTCTCTAGGATCGAGAGGGGCCAGGAGCCATCCGGGCCCGTGGGGCGAATGCTTGAGGTCCTCCTCGCGGAGGTCACGGCCGGCCGCATCAAGCCAAAACCAGGGTCAGCCCCCTCTGAACACGGGGCTGCGGCATGACCCGGCTCCCGGATGAACGCGCCCGAGAGGTCATCGACCTGCTCGACAGCTACGATCAGATGATCGAGGACGCGAACGCGTCCAAACGCGACCTCCTGCAGGAGGTCCGCGCGGAGCTTGCCGCGCACACCAAGGGCGAGATCGGCGATGAGATCGCGGGCCTGAAGGCCTGTGTTGCCACGCTCCGGAGGCGCCGCTCCGCTCCCGAGAAGCTGGCGCAAGCCGAGAACCGCGGCGAGATCGCGGAAGCGTATCTCGCCCTCTACGACCGGGCGGCTCGCGCGCCACGCGCCACGCGCACACGCGAGAGCGACGACGAAGGTCCCGGCGAGCAGGCCGGCGATGAGGCGAACGCGGCCGAGGGTAACGTCTTCGCTCCGGCGGACGCCCCTGAAAGCGTGACGGCGGGAGAGACCGCAACCGAATTCACGAACGCCCGCCCCGAGACTCCACCCGCAGCCCAGGACAGAGGGGCGATGGTGCAAGGCCAGGACGGCTCCGCTGCAACGACGGTCGGGATCACGGGCGGCATAGTGCCCGTCGAAGCGGAGCAATCTGTCACGTCGCCGGAGCCGGGGGAGGGCGCTGCCACGCGCATCGATCCAGCTCCGGCGCCGGACGGAACCGCATTCACCCCAAAGCCGGGCGATCTGTTCCTCGATCCGCATCATACCGTCAGCTCGTTCATGCGGAGCAGCATCTGCCTGCGCCTCGGTCTGGACGACGATGAGTTCGACGCCTTCCGAGCGGAGATGATCGCCGGCAAGTCGGCTCCGGACGCGATTTACGCGGTGAGGGCTCATCCATGACGCTCTCTCTCGCCGCATCCTTCCTCTCGCTGCTCGGTCTGGCGGTCGCCTTCGCGGCCGGTGTCGACCAGATGATCTGGGTCGGCCTCTTCGCGCTCTGCTTCATCCTCTTCGTCATCGACGAGATCGAAGCCGCTCCTCTCCTCGACGACGACGGAGAGTGGCTGTGATCGCATCTCTGTCAGCATCGCATTCCTCTTCGCGCTCCTATCCCCCGCGGGAGCGCGGAGGGCAGGACGGCGGCCCGTTCCCGCGAGCGGCTGTCCTGTCTCCCCTTCCCGAACCCGGCCGCTCTTGCCTCCCGGCAGCCGGTCACCTCGCGGCTGAGCTTCTGCTCGCCGCGCCTTTCTTCCCTCGCAACGTGGCCCTCGCTCGCCAAAGCCAGCCCCGTCGCGCCTCTCTCGGCTCTCGCTGCGATCATCGCGGCGAGGCTGCCGAGGCTCGTCCAGGTGTCGTTCGCCTCCATCAGTCCTGCACCTCCGACGCTTGCAGTGAAGCATCGGAGCTCAGGGCAGATGATCCCTTCAGAACGGACAAATCGTCCATCGGAGGTCAGTGAAGTGACCGCGTTGTCTTTCACAACGGACACGCGCCGGCTCGCCCGCCTATTGGAAGATCGGGAGACCGAGCGCGTCGGGAAGCTGCCGCTCGCGCGAGACATTGTCGCGAGGCGCGCGGGCTGCGCCCCCGGCACGCTTGAGAACCTTCGCAAGGGGCGTCTGAAGCGCATCGAAGGGTGGCTGCACCGGAAGCTTGAGGCGCTTCTGGTGCGGGAGATCGAGGCCGAAATCAAAAGGCTCACCAATGAACTGGAAGCGTATCGCCGTGCTGGCGGCGACGCTGCTCAGGCTCCGCAGATGGCGCGCCTGGTTGCGGCGGTCGAGGAAGCGCAACGACTGATCGGGGCATCGCAGTCCAGCGAGGTCCTCCGGTGAGTGGCCGCGTCTACTTCATTCAGGACAGCCACGGCCGATTGAAGATTGGGTATTCGCAGGATCCGGCCGGGCGCCTCAGGGCGCTCCAGACGGCTCACGGAGCGGAGCTGAGTCTGCTCGGCAGTGTCCCCGGCACGATCTCTGCCGAACGGGACCTACAGAAGCGGTTCGCGGACCTGAAGCTCACAGGTGAGTGGTTCCGCGCAAGCGACGATCTCTTGTCCCATGTCCGCGCATTGCTCGCCGCGCCCGAGATCCCGCTTCTCGGCAAACAGGTTCGCGCTCGGGACCCTGAGAAGCAGTCGTTCTCTGACCGGCTGCTCGCGTTCCTGCGTGAGCGCCACCCCGAGCGCACCGTTGCGGCGGTAGCAGAGTGGACCGGGGTTAGCCGGGACAGCATCGCGCAATGGTTCAGCCGGGGGAGCCTCCCGAGCGGAGAGGTCGCGCTTCACCTGATGCTTGTCTACGGGCCGCCGTTCGTCCGCGACGTCTTCGGGATCGAGAAGAAGTGGGTCTTGGACGCGGTCGCGCTCGAAGAGAGCCGTGTCGCCCATGCCGAACTGGCCGGAGCCTTGGCCGCGGTTGAGCGCCTCCGCGGCGCCAAGGCGCACGAGGACAGGGCCGAAGAACTCTTCACACCAGACGGGAAGGCACAGCGATGAGCGCAAAGCGTAAGGAGAAGGCGACACCTCCGGCAGTGTTCACGGCGGAGGCTGCGACTGCAGATCTTCTGCGCGCCGTGTCGAAGGTCGCGGCCGTCGTCGAGCCCCGCAACACTATTCCGATCCTGAACTTCGTCGAGATCGCCGTCGATTTCAGCACTATCGCGGTTAGCGGCACTGACCTCGACATGGAGGTGAGGGTCGAAATTGAAGGCTCAGGCGAGGGGGCTCTGTGCCTTCCGGCCTTCCGGCTGCGCGATTTCCTGCAAGCGGCTTCTCACGTTGAGCGGGTCTCGCTCACCATCAACGAGACGGGCGTCGTCGAAGTCACGGCCGGCGACTTCTCGGCGACTATGTTCCCGCTTCCGGCCGCTGACTTTCCGCGTCTGCAGATCGGGTCGAAGGCGTGGGACGCGAACCTGGCGGAGGGAGTGGTCCAGTTCCTTTTCGGTGGCGTGACACACGCCATCTCGCGGGAAGAGACGCGCTACTACCTGAACGGCGTCTGCCTTGAGGTGAAGGACGGAACGCTGATCGCCGTAGCGACAGACGGCCATCGTCTCGCAAAGCGCGAGACCAATCTCGGTAGCGGAGCAACTGATCAACCGAGCGTCATCGTGCCGAGAAAGGCTGTCGCCCTCTCGCTTGGCTATGCCGGGAAGGGCGAAGCCAGCTTCGCGATCCACAAGACGGCCGACGACAAACGCACGGGTTATGCCGAGATCACGGCAAACGGGGTGCGCGTGCGGACGAAGCTCATCGATGGGACTTATCCCGATTGGCGCCACGTCGTCCCCGTGCCGAGCAACACCGTCATCGAGATCGATACGAAGGCGCTGAGACGCGCTCTTCGGGCAACCGCGACCAGCAGCGAGGGACGTCGCGTGCGTGCAACCAAGATCGAGGTCGCTGCGGACTCGGCTACTCTTTCCAGCCAGTGTCCGGGCCTTGGCGAGGCTCGTGTCCGCGTCGCGTGCGAGGCCGGCGGGCCGATCCCGATCGTCGGCATCAACGGTCGCTATCTCGATAACGCGGCGGCCGAACTGGAGCGCGTCGGGTCGAAGACGGTTCGGATCCACGTGACCGACCCTGCTTCGCCGATTCGGATCGTTCCCGATGCCGCGATCCCTGGCGTCCTAAACGTCATCATGCCGATGCGGATCTGAGCGATGTCCGCCCCTCTCTACACCGTTGAGCCCCGCACGCTCGAGGAAATGCACGCCCGGGCCTCGGCCGCACGGCGACGCATGGAAGAGGCCGCCCGCAATCCCAGGCCCGGCAAGCCCCAGCCGATCGAGCGAATGCCCGGAGAGCTTGGCGCGCGCGCCTTCGGCGCCGAGGAGCGAGCAACCCAAGGGCAGCGGCAGCAAGAAGCCTTCCTGAGGCAGATCGAGCAGCTCCGCGCTGCGTTCGCTGGCCTGCCGGAGCGACCGGCCAAGATCATCGCTCGGGTCGCCCGAGAGCATGGCCTGACCGCAGCCGACATCACGGGCAGGTCGCAGACGGCGCCCATGATCCGTGCACGGTTCGCCGCGGTCGCGGAAGTCCGCCGGATCAGGCCGGACCTGAGCCTCCCGCAGATCGGCCGCGCCTTCGGTGGCCGCGACCATACCACGATCCTTTCGGCGCTTCGGAAGATGGGGCTCAAATGATGCTGTCGAGCTCGACAGAACGCGGCCCCGCCGCGCATCACATCATGATCCGCCTGGCCGACGAGGGTATCCCCGTCGGCGCTATCGCCCGAGCACTGAAGAAGCCCTCCGGCGATGTCTGGCCCGTGCTCCGTGAGGCGAAGCAGAACGGGCTGCTTCTCGACCTCCCGGCCGCGGACTGGCCACCCGGCGCCCGGCGCGAGGAGCGCCTCCCGACATCGGCGCCGATCCGCGTCTCGGAGGCCGATCAACTCGTCTCCCCGCTCATGGTGCTGTTCCGCCTGACCCCAGCCGAGGGCCGACTACTTGCAGTCCTGTTCGCTCGGAAGGAGATCACCCGTACCGCGCTCTATGCTGCGCTGTACGGCGCGGAGAGCGACGTCGAGCCGAAGACCCTCGACGTCCTCGTCTGCAAGATCAGGGCGAAGCTCAAGCCCTACCAGATCCGGATCGAGACCCTCTGGGGCCGTGGCTACTCGCTGCCGAGCGAGTCGGTTGCCGCGCTCGCCTCCGCGATCCGCGAGCACAACCGAAGCCGCGAGGAGAATGCGGCATGATCGGCTGGACGGATACCGCCGCCGATAGCGCGGCCGCCATGTGGCGCGAGGGCAAGTCGGCGAGCGAGATCGCCGCAGCGCTCAACCGGGCTTTCTCGGATAGAGACTACACACGCGGCAGCGTGCTTGGGAAGTTGGACAGGCTCGGGCTTGTCGGTGGCGGTCGACCGACCCGGCATGCGCGCAAGCTGCCGGTAAAGGCCGGTCCGGTTGCGGCATCCGTGGGGCTCTTGGGGCCAGTGGCAGCGAGGCTCGCGGCGGTCCCGGCGGTCCCGAGCGCGCCAGTCATCTCCGCCGAGCAGCGCAAGACCGCCTTCGTCGACCGCCCCGGCTCCATCTCCTGGGACGACCTCCGCTCCGGAGACAAGCGCTGCCGCTGGCCCCTCACGGCCGATGACGGATCCACCCGGTACTGCGGGAATGATGTCGCCGGCTTGACGTACAGTTTCTGCTGCTACCACCGCGCCCTCGCGTTCGGTCGCGGCGCGCCTTCGGAGCGGTTCGCTCATCAGGTGTCGGGAGCGGCGGCGTGAGCGGCTATCTCGAATTCCTGCAGCGCAAACGCGTCGTCGATCTGCCGACAGGGCTGGCGACCATCCCCGAATTGTCGGTCGCGCTCTTTCCGTTTCAGTGGGATATCGTGGCCTGGGCGCTTCGTCGGGGCAGGGCGGCTCTCTTCGCGGGAACCGGCCTCGGCAAGACGCTGATGCAGCTGTCCTGGGCTGATGCCGTCGAGCGTCATACCGGCCGGCCCGTCCTCATCCTGACCCCGCTCGCGGTCGCACAGCAGACCGTGCAAGAGGCCGCGCGGTTCGGGATCCACGGCGTGGCCTACGCTCGATCGCAGGACGATGCCGCCAGCCGCATCGTCGTTACGAACTACGATCGGTTCGACCTGTTCGACATCGAAGCCTTCGGTGCGATCGTCCTGGACGAGTCGAGCATAATCAAGGCGCACGCCAGCAAGACGCGCGCGACGCTGATCGAAGCGTGTCGGACCATCCCGTTCAAGCTCGCATGCACAGCAACGCCGGCCCCGAACGACTGGGTCGAGCTCGGAAACCACGCCGAGTTTCTGGGCGTGTGTTCCGAGAAGGAAATGCTCGCGACCTATTTCGTCCATGATGGGTCGGTTCGGGCGCATGGCGACTCGGAATGGAGGCTGAAGAGCCACGCCACCAAGGCATTCTGGGAATGGGTCGCGTCCTGGGCGGTGATGATCCGCTCGCCGGCCGATCTCGGCTACGACGAGTCGAGATACGAGCTCCCACCGCTCCGGAAGCATCAGGTCACGGTCCCAGCCGACTACGTCCCGACCAGCACGTCTCTTTTCCCGATCGAGGCCCACACGATGCAGGAACGCATCGCCGCGCGCCGCGACACCGTGCGGGCAAGGGCTGAGGCCGCCGCCAGGATCGTCAACGCCCAACCTGACCGCCCCTGGCTCGTCTGGTGCAACCTGAACGCTGAAGCCGACGCGCTCGCAGAGCTCATTCCTGACGCGGTCGAGGTTCGCGGACCTGACGCACCAGAGGTCAAGGCCGAACGCCTTCTCGGCTTCGCCGCGGGCAAGTACCGCATCCTGATCACCAAGCCGTCTGTCGCCGGATGGGGGATGAACTGGCAGCACTGCGCCGACATGGTCTTCGTCGGCCTGACGGACAGTTTCGAGCAGGTATTCCAGGCCATCCGCCGCTGCTGGCGCTTCGGCCAGGCTCAGCCCGTCAACGTCTACATGATCGCATCCGAGATCGAGGGCGCCGTCGTCGCGAACCTCGACGCGAAGGAGCGAGCCTTCGAGCAGATGAGCGCCGCGATGGCACTCGAGATGCGCGACCTGAACAAGCGCGCTCTCAATCCCACCTTTGCCCGTCCCGAACCGACCCGATTCACGAAGCCGATGGAGATCCCCGCATGGCTGGCAGCCTGAACGTCGCGGACCAAGCGAGCGGCGAGCGCTGGCACCTGTACTGCGGTGACTGCGTCGAGGTTGCGGCCGGGCTGCCGGACAACTCGCTCCACTACACGATCTTCTCACCCCCGTTCGAGAGCCTCTACACGTTCTCGGACGATCCTCGCGACCTGTCGAATTGCCGGGACAGCGAGACATTCTGGGAACACTTCCGCTTCCTGATCGCCGAGCTGCACCGGGCCACGATGCCGGGCCGGCTCGTCTCGATCCACTGCATGCAACTCCCGACCAGCAAGCTCCGGGACGGATTTATCGGTCTCCGGGACTTCCGCGGAGAGATCATCCGCGCATTCCAGGCGGCGGGCTTCATCTACCATTCCGAGGTCTGCATCCGGAAAGACCCTGTCTCCGCCATGCAGCGCACGAAGGCCATTGGTCTCCTGCACAAGCAGATCGTTAAGGACTCGACGCTCTCCCGCATGGCGGTCGCGGACTACGTCGTCTCGATGCGCAAGCCGGGCGACAACCCGGAGCCGGTCTCGGGCGCCTTCGATGCGTACTACGGCACAGACGCCGTCGAGCCGCGGGCCCCGATCGACGAACACAAGGGCCACGTCGCGAGCAGCTACAGCGTCCAGGTCTGGCAGCGCTACGCCGAGCCGGTATGGATGGACATCGCCCAGTCCGATGTCCTCTCGCACAAGATGGCCCGGGAGGAAGACGACGAGCGGCATATCTCGCCGCTGCAGCTCACCGTCATCCGTCGCTGCGTCGATCTCTGGTCGAACCCGGGCGATACGGTCTTCAGTCCGTTCGCCGGCATCGGATCGGAGCTCTACGTCGCCGTCGAAATGGGCCGCCGCGGTCTCGGCGTCGAGCTGAAGCCATCCTATTTCGCCCAGGCGGTCCGCAACCTGCGCGCCGTCGCCGTCGAGCGGGCCGGCGACCTATTCATGCAGGCCGCCGAATGACCCGCTCCCGCCTTCCCCAACGCCGTATCTGCGAGCGGTTCGACATGACCCGGGGCAACATCGGCTACGCGGTCACGGTCGGGTTCGACGGATCGAGCCCGCGTGAGATCTTCGTGTCCACGCACCGCAACACGGGCGAGATGACCGCCCTGGCCCGTGACGCCGCGATCCTCGCATCGCTCGCGCTCCAGTACGGCTGCCCGCTCCACGTCATGCAGGCGGCTCTCACGCGCGAGTCGGACGGTACGGCCGCAGGCCTCGCCGGCGCCGTCATCGATCAGATCATCGAGCGGGGTATTGCGGCATGAGGCACTATCTCGAATCCGATCTCCGCCTGGATCTGAGGATCGACGAGTTGTTCCGAGGCTCTGCACACTGCAAGCCTCTCGATACGGATGAGATCGCGATCCGCCTGAACCTCACGCAGGCGGAGGTCGCAAATCGTCTTGCCAGACACCGGGATAGGCTCGCGGCCGAGAAGGGGCACCCGAGGCCGACGCCGCACTACCGCCCGCGAGACGACGAGCGCGCGGAGGTGAACACGCCATGAAGCCGATCATCCTAGTCGCATTCGATCCGGGTCTGACTGGCGCGTTCGCCTTCTACAATCCGGATGCGCCCGACCGGGTCACGGTCCACGACATGCCTGTTGTCGACAAGCAGGTGGACCCCGCCGCAATTGCGCGGCGCCTGAAGGAGGCCGGGCCGAGCATCGCCGTGGTCGAGCGAGTCGCCTCGCGACCGGGCCAGGGCGTGGCGTCCATGTTCAAGTTCGGCTGCGGGTACGGGATGGTTCAGGGCGTCGTCGCTGCGCTCCAGATCCCCGTGGTGCTCGTCACGCCTCAGGCTTGGAAGAAGTATCACCGCATCGCGGGCAGCGGGCCTGACGCCAAAGAGGCTGCGCGAGCGCTCGCAATCAAGCTCTGGCCGGCATCGGCAGCATTCGAGCGGAAGAAGGATGCGGGAAGGGCGGAAGCCGCTCTCCTGGCCCGCTACGCAGCCGAGACACTCGGTTCGCATCAGGTCGGCAACGTCGTGAGGGCTGCATGAGCGTGACACCCTCAGACGAGGAGATCGAAGCGGCATTCGCCGCATACCGCAGTGCTGCACGCCGTGCCCAGACCAGCCTGAGCGTCGACGATGGAGTCGCTGCTGGCAAGGCATGGGCGGCGTTCCTGTCACTATTCACGCGTCGGCCGCTGCCGGCTGAGGTCGTGAACTTCCCAGTTCGCCATAGCCCACCCGCGTCGCACCGGTCCGGAGGACCAAACTGATGGCCCGTATTCGCAGCCTCCACCCCGGCCAATGGACCGACGAGAGCTTCGTGTCCTGTTCTGCCATGGCGCGACTTCTCAGTCTCGCGCTTCGCAATCTGGCCGATGACCACGGCGTGTTCGAGTGGAAGCCGCTCGGCCTCAAGATGCAGATCTTCCCCGCCGACACGGTCGATTTGCCCGCACTGCTTTCAGAGCTCGTCTCATCCGACCAGATCCGCGAGTTCGAGGTTGACGGCAAGCGGTACGGAGCCATCCGAAATTTCCGGAAGTGGCAGCGGCCGGAAAGCCCGAAATATCGCCATCCGCTCCCCGACGAGCTTCAAACTTACGTAGGTCTCTCGGAGATCGTTCGGCAACCTCTCGACGATAGGTCGCCGAATGGTAGCCGAAAGTCTCCGCAGAGGAAGGAGGAAGGAGGTAAGAGGAAGGAGGTAGAGTCACCTAGCTCTACCGTTGAGCTGAATCCTTCCGAATCTGAGCTTGATGACGCGGCGCGCGCCGATGGCGCGGCCGATCCTCCTCCTGATCCGGATCGATATGCATTCGAGGCTGGGCCGATCAGGTTGAGCCGTCGCGACCTTGACCGCTGGCGAGACGCCTATCCGAACCTGAGCCTTGAGGCCGAGCTTCTGGGCCTCTCGCAATGGGCCGGAGAGCCGGCTCAGAAAAAGCGCTGGTTCCATGCCGTTCAGGGCGCTCTGGCGAAGCGGAACCGCGAGCAAGCCGCAGCTCTGGAGCGAGCGAGGGCGGAGGCCGAGTTCAAGGCCGCGTCACCACGACGATCACAGCTCTGGATCTGAGCGATGCGCGATGCGGCCGAAATCCTTCGCGAGCTCGGGATCGAGGCGAGGTCGACCAGCCCAGGCCGGTTCTACGCGCTCTGCCCGAAATGCTCGGCGAGCCGGAAGCATCCCGGGAACCGGCGGAAGAAGTGTCTGGGGGTGACGATCGACGATGGTGGTGTGCGTTTCGGCTGCAACAACTGCGACTGGCGAGGAGGCCGGTTCTTTGACGATCAATCCAAAGGCCGCGGCATGGCTCGAAACCCGGGCGATCGATCTCGAAACCGCCCTTCGTATGGGGATCTACAGCGCTCGGCGCGTGGAGGCTGGCGAGCCCGTCCAGGATGCGCGCGGTGACATCCTCGTCTTCCCCTACTTTGAGGGCGGGCAGGAGGTTAACGCCAAGTACCGGGCTGCCGGGAAGCGCTTCTGGCAGCGTGCCGGCGCGCGCAAGACGTTCTTCAACGCGGATGTTCTTGACGACCCAGCACTTGAAGCTGGCCAGTACGCCGCGGTCATCACGGAAGGCGAGATGGACACCCTCGCCGTAATCCAGGCCGGCTATCCATTTGCGGTCTCCGTGCCGGACGGCGCGCCTCCGGCTCGAGACGATCAGGGCAACCTCATCGCCGTGCCGGACGATGCGAACGACATCGTGCCGGAGCAGGATGACAAGTACCGCTACGTCGCGAACAACTGGAACCGGCTCTCCCGGATCAAGCGCTTCGTGTTGGCGACTGATGGCGACGAGGCCGGCCAGCGCCTTTCGCTGGAGCTCGCCCGCCGGCTCGGACGGTCCCGGTGCTCGTTCATCACCTATCCGCCCGAGCCGAAAGTTGCTGATCCGAAGACGGGCGAGGTCCGGCCGTGCAAAGACCTTGACGAGGTCCTGATCCATTTCGGGCAGGCCGCAGTCCTGGACTGCATCACGCGGGCGAAACCGTTCCCTGTCCGTGGCCTATATCGGCTATCGGAGTTCCCCGATCTTCCGCCGATCGCGACCCTCACGACGGGCTTCCCGCGCCTCAATCCGAGCCCGGATCGGAAGGAACCGCACCTGACGCTTTACCGCGGTGCCTTCGTCGTCGTGTCGGGCTTGCCGGGTAGCGGCAAGACGGCCTGGACGATGCAGCTCGCCTTCAACATGGCTCGGCTGCACGGCTGGAGGATCGTCGTCGCGTCGTTCGAAATGCACGTGGCGCCGACGCTGCGGGACATGCTGCAAGCGTTCTTCATCTGGAAGCCCCGGCGGGAATGGACCTCGACGGAGGTGCGGGTCGCGCGAGAATTCATCGAGGCGCATTTCGCCTTCATCGCGCTCGACCCGCGGGACGATGAGACAGAGGCCGATGTCGATTGGGTGCTCGATCGCGCGTCGGATTCAGTCATCAGGAACGGGTCCGATATGCTGATCGTCGACCCTTGGAACGAGGTCGAGCACAAACGCCGGCCGGGCGAGAACGTTGCCGATTACACGAACAGCGCGATCCGCAAGTTCAAGCGGTTCGCCAGATCCTACGATGTTTGCACGATGGTCGTGGCGCACCCGACCAAGGCCGCAGCTCTCTCGGCAAAGAACGGCGATCCGGTCTCGCTTTACGACATCTCAGATGGAGCAACTTGGGCGAACAAGGCCGAGCTGGGCGTGATCGTCCACCGCAAGAGCCCGGCCGATCTGATCACGGAGATCGGCATCAAGAAGGTCAAGTTCAGAGGGACGGGCCGCGTCGGTGAAGTCTACCTGAACTACGCCGAAGACATTGAGGCTTTCGTCGACTGATCCGAGGAGGCAGAGAGTGACGCGGAAACAGCTTGAGCGCCGCAAGGAAAAACGCAGGCGGCAGGCGGAAGCCAGGGCGATGGAAGCTGCGGCTGCCGCTGCCGCACGGCGGGCGGCACGGCGGGCGCGGGTGAGGCCGCGCCGGTTCTTCGCGCCTCAGGGCCGGTACTGGATCATGGTGCGGGCCATGCCGGCGAAGGCGCTGAAGGCTGCGTCCGAGCTCCGGGCGCTCAACCTCCCATTCTTCGAGGCGCGAGCCGCCACGACCTTCGTGACCGCCCGCGGCCAGCAGCGGACGGCCGACGTGGCCATCCTTCGGCAGACGCTCTTCGTCGGCATGGGATCGCTCGCCGACTACCTCGCACTGGAACGGTGCGCCTGGCTCGCTTCCGTCCTCTCGCCCCTCGACGAGCGAGGTTTCGGCTGGATCGATCCTCGGGCTTTCCGTCACGCATGGCACGCCGCCATCTTCGACCGGCGCCCCGTCCCGGCCATCTCTCGCGCCGATATGCAGCGCTTCGCGGATCACGTCACCGGCCACCTGAAGGATGACGAGAAGTCCGCCGATGATCTCCTGGCGCCGTTGTTTGCCACCGGCATCAACGTCCGGGTGAAGGCGGGGAAGTTCGCCAGCTTCGCCGGGACGGTGGAAGGATATAACCCGAAGGCGGAGAGCTACTCTGTTGCGGTCAACATCTTCGGGCGCAAGGAGGATGTGGAAATCCCCGAAGAAGCTCTAGAAGCCGCTTGACCTACGCGCGTGATGCGTCATCTGTCAGGTCAGGACAAATCGGACTCGGCGGCTTGGGTTCGCCCGACCGCAGAGGCGCTCCGAATGCGGAGCAGCAGCGAGGACCGGCATATAGCCGGCGCTTCCCGACCTCCGGCTGACCTACAAAGTCAGCGCAAGGATTTCTGCGCCCTGAGCTACAGCCTGGGGCGGCACGAGATCGCCCGGCTAGCTCAGGGGTAGAGCGGCTGTTTTGTAAACAGCGGGTCGCGGGTTCAAATCCTGCGCTGGGCTCCAAATTCGGTGGTGTTTGTTACGGCCGCGTGCGGTCGGGTCTGCCCGCAAGGATGACCTCCACCACCGATCCATTTCGGTGCGGGGGCCTGCAAAAATCCCTTCTAGGAGGGATCGAGCCCGTCGGAAGGCTGGCTTAGCTCCGCACCGATACAGTTCGGGATGAGGGTTCCGAGACGCGGGGGGCCAGACCTCGCCTCGGCCTCTGGCAATCCGTTCAATGGCCCCGAAGCCCTGGGGCCAGCCGAGAGGTGCGGAAGCGGCGTCCCGATCCCCTCGCGCATCCCTCGGGATAGCGCGGAAGTCTCACGGCGGCGAAAGCGGCGCCTGTTTTCCACCTCATAGGCATGGTGCAGGAACAACGCCCCCTTGGTGCCTACGGGCGCCGTGAGGCACCCATCTTCGCTCGCCCTTCGGGGCTGAGCCTCAATACCGGGACGGAGCAAACGGCGACTGTGCTCTTGGCCGTAGCGCTTCCACTCCCGGCATCTCACGGCGGCGCCACGTTGTGGCCGTCGAAAGTCAGGCCGATCGCAATGTAGGCCGGTTCCGTGAGCACCTACTCGAGCCCACCCACCAGAGGCTAGAGACGATGACGTGGCTTGAGCAGTTCGCTGTCTTGTATCTGGTAGCACTCATCCACGTTCAGGCTCACGCGGCTCGGAACCAACACGATCCGTTCTGGCGCGGTTTCCTGCATTGGTACGATCCTGGGACGAAACGGACGAGCGCATGCCCCTGAGCGACTACGACACCATCGCCGGCTGCGTGGGACTCGCCCTGGCCGTCGTGATGATCATCTCGCGGCTGATCGACGGACCGCGTGCATCACGCCGCAGCTCGGGGCGCCTGTTCTTCTGAAGGTCCGACCATGTCGGAAATCGTCCGCCGGTGATCACGCTGAGTGAGGTGGTGTAGCATGTGGATCCTCATCCCCCTCCTCGGATCCCTCGGGCTTACTGCCCTCGCGGCACTTCTCTGGACCTCCTCGGCGTTGCTCTTCGGTCTCGGCTTCATGATCGTCTGGGATGAGCTCACGGCCTGAATGCCAAAGCCCCTCGAACGCAGAGCCAGGAACAGAGAGTACGACGCAAGGCGCGGATCCGCCCGCGCCCGCGGTTACACCTCCAGGTGGGAGTGCGCCCGCGCTAGCTTTCTCCGGGACTACCCGCTCTGTCGCATGTGCGAGCAAGGCGGCATGGTCCGCGAGGCTACCGTCGTCGATCACGTCGTCCCGCACCGAGGGGACCAAGCGCTCTTCTGGGACCCGAGCAATTGGCAGCCGCTCTGTCGCGAGCACCACGACCGAGACAAGCAGAGGCAGGAGCGAGGAAGGCCAGTCCAGGCCGTCGGCGCCGACGGGTGGCCAGCCTGAGCCACCCCCGGGGGGGGCGTTCAAGGTTCAGCGGGCCTTCAGCTCCGGACCGGCCGCCCCCCAAATTTCGCGCATTTGCAGATTAAAGTCCTGAAAGGGCCAATTCGCCATGGCGAGCCGCGGCGCTAAGCCGAAGCCCGCGCACCTCCGCCTGATTGATGGGACGCGCAACGCGACCCGGCACGGCTCGGAAGCTGACCTGAAGCAGGTTGCGGCGACGGCCGACGGCTTCGGCAAGCCTCAGCGCCCGAAGCACTTCAAGGGCGAGGCTGCTGCGGCCTGGAAACGATACATCGAGCCGGCCGGGTGGCTGGACGGAGCCCGCGAGGCCGCGGCGATCGCGTTCTGCGAGCTCTGGCAGGAATTCCGGTTCGCTCCGACGAGCTTCCCGGCGTCCAAGCACGGACAGATGCGCGCCTACATGTCGGAGCTCGGCCTGACCGACGAGCGCAATCGGATCGCGAAGGATGCCGAGAAGAGGGACGACTTCTTCGACGAGTGACCGTGCGACGGCATACGCCGAGTCGGTGCTGTCGGGGGACATCGTGGCAGGGCCACATGTCAGGAACGCCTGCCGGCGCCACATCGAGGACCTGAAGCGCAAGGACATCGTCTGGCACTGGGGAGACGGCGAGAAGGGCTCGGGTAGCCACGCGCTGCGCTTCTTCGAGGAGAAGCTGAAGCTCAGCGAGGGGCAGTTCGAGAACCTGCCGTTCCGGTCTGTGCCCGCTCAGGACTTCATCATCGGGGCCGTCTTCGGTTGGAAGCGGCTCGATGGGACAAGGCGCTTCCGTCGCGCCTATGTCGAGCAGGGGAAGGGCAACGGTAAGTCCCCCCTCGCAGGCGGGATCGGTCTCTACGGCCTGATGGCTGATGGCGAGGCGGGTGCCGAGATCTACTCGGCCGGCGCCACAAAAGAGCAGGCAGGCATCCTCTTCCGGGATGCCGTGAAGATGGTCGACAAGTCGCCCGACCTCGACAAGCGGCTGAGGCGCAGCGGGGGCCCGGGCCGCGAGTTCAACATCGCGTACCTGGCCAAGAGCTCGTTCTTCCGGCCGGTGTCGCGAGAGACGAAGAAGACCGGCTCCGGGCCGCGGCCGCATTTCGCGCTGGTTGACGAGCTCCACGAGCACGCCGACGCCGGGATCATCGAGATTCTGGAGCGCGGCTTCAAGTTCCGCCGGCAGCCTTTGCTGCTGATGATCACCAACAGCGGGTCGGATCGGAACTCGGTCTGCTGGGTCGAGCACGAGCACGCGGTCCGGGTCGCGGCCGGGAATCCAGACGCAAAGGACGGCGACGCCTTCTACCTGGGCGAGATCATCGACGACACGACGTTCTCGTATGTCTGCGCTCTCGATGACGGGGATGACCCGCTCAAGGACCCGGCTTGCTGGATCAAGGCGAACCCGCTCCTGGGCGTCACGATCACAGAGGAATACCTAGCCGGCGTCGTCTCGCAGGCGAAGCAGATGCCGAGCAAGCTGAACGGCATCCTCCGGCTTCACTTCTGCCAATGGACGGATGCCGAGACGGCCTGGATGACGCGGGCGGCGCTCGAGCCCGTGCTTCACGAGTTCGACCCGGCTGAGCACCGGGACGCGGAAATCTGGATCGGCTGCGACCTCTCGCAGAACAAGGACATCACCGCGCTCGCGGCGGTCGTGAAGACCGGGGAAGTCGAGGTCGAGGCGGAGCGGGACGGCAGGGTCCAGATCGTCCGCAAGCCGACCTTCGATGCCTGGATCGAGGCCTGGACGCCCGGCGACACGATCGCGGCGCGCGAACTGCAGGACAAGCAGCCCTACCGGCTCTGGGCACAGCAAGGCCACCTCAACGCCCCGAAAGGGCAGAGCATCCGGTTCGATCACGTCGCGCAGGCGGTTGCCGAATACGCTCACGGCTACAAGGTCGTGTGCCTCGCCTACGATCGGTATGCGTTCCGTCGCGGGTTTGAGCCGGAGTGCGAGAAGCTCGGTCTCTCGATCGAGTTCGTCGAGCACCCGCAGGGCGGGACGAAGAAGGGCCAGCCGACCGAAGCCATGGCGGCCGCGGCGGCGCGCTCAGGTGCCAAAGCGGAAGGGCTCTGGATGCCGGGCTCCCTGCGGGAGCTTGAGGACGCGATCCTAGAGCGCCGCATCCGCCTCCGGAAGAACCCGGTCCTGATATCGGCGATGATGTCGGCCGTGACCGACAGTGACCGCTGGGGAAACTACTGGCTCGCGAAGGAGCGGGCCGTGAACAAGATCGACGCAGCCGTGGCGCTCTGCATGGCGCTCGGCGCGGCCTGCGCCTTCGAAGGCAAGCCGGCCAAGTCATACCAGATGCTCTTCGTCTGAGCTCCGGCCGGGAGGCCGAATCTATGAACCGCATGTACTCGCTGCTGACGGTGAAGGCCGTCAGCGACGACGAGCGCGTCATCACTGGCGTTGCGACCACTCCTAGCCCGGACAGGATGGGGGACATCGTCGAGCCGCTCGGGGTCAAGTTCAGGAACCCGATGCCGCTGCTGCATCAGCACGACCATCGGAACCCGGTCGGGAACGTCGTCTTCGACAAGCCGACCAAGGATGGGATCACCTTCAAGGCCACGCTCCCGAAGATCGAGGAGGCAGGCCCGCTCAAGGACCGCGTCGATACCGCCTGGGGCGAGGTCAAGTCCGGCCTCGTCCGTGGTGTCTCGATCGGCTTCACGCCGCTTGAATACTCGCGGCTCGAGGGAGGCGGTTTCCGCTTCATCGAGAGCGAGGTCCTGGAGCTTTCGCTCGTGACGGTGCCGGCCAACGTCGACGCCATGATCTCCACCATCAAGTCGATCGACCGCCCGGTGCTCGCCGCGACAGGCATGGAGCCGAAGGCATCCGACCGACCTGTCACCCCCGGCGCTACGGGCTCCCACCAGCATCCCAGCCCGACGAAAGGGGCACGTAACATGAAGACGATCGCAGAGCAGATTGCTGCCTTCGAGGCCACGCGCCAGGCGAAGGCGGCTCGCATGGTCGAGCTGATGAACAAGGCGGCCGAGGAGGGCTCGACCCTCGATGCGGCCGGCACCGAGGAATACGACGGCCTCGCCGCCGAGGTGAAGTCGATCGACGATCACCTCAAGCGCCTGGGCGACCTCGAAAAGGCGAACCTCGCCACGGCCAAGCCGGTCGAGGGCGTCAGAGACAGCGAGACGGGCTCGCAGGCCCGCGGCGGTGTGCGCGTTGAGGTGAAGGGCACGAACCTGCCGAAGGGCACGGCCTTTACCCGCTATGCCATCGCGCTCGCCCGCTCCAAGGGCAACCTGCTTCAGGCGGAACAGATCGCGAAGGGCTGGCACGACAGCACGCCCGAGGTCGAGACCGTCCTGAAGGCGGCCGTCGCCGCCGGCACCACCACGGACACGGCCTGGGCGAAGCCGCTGGTCGAATACCAGAACATGGCGTCCGAGTTCGCAGAGCTTCTGCGGCCTCAGACGATCATTGGCCGTATCCCGGGTCTCCGTCGCGTGCCCTTCAACATCAAGGTCCCCCGCCAGACGGCCGGCTCGTCCGCGTCGTGGGTCGGAGAGGGCGCCCCGAAGCCGGTCAGCGCGCTCGCGTTCGACCAGATTGCCCTCGGCAGCACGAAGCTGGCGGGCATCGTCGTGTTGACCGACGAGCTCGTGCGGCAGTCGAACCCGTCTGCGGAAGCGATCGTTCGGCAGGATCTGGTCGACACCATCGTCCTCACGATGGACCGCGACTTCGTCGACCCGACGAACGCCGGCACGACCGATGTCAAGCCGGCGTCGATCACGAACGGTGTCACGCCGGTCGTGGCGTCGGGCACGACCGCGGATCACGTCCGTGCCGACGTGAAGTCCTTGATGGCGAAGTTCATCACGGCCAACATGTCGCTCGCGGGCGCTGTGTGGATCATGAGCGAGGTCCAGGCCCTCGGTCTCGCCATGATGCTGAACCCTCTCGGCCAGCCAGAATTCCCCGGACTCGCCGTCAACGGGAACAGCGGCGGCACGTTCTTCGGCCTGCCGGTCGTGCTGTCCGAGAACGTCATCCCGAACCCGGGCACGGGCTCGCCGGTGACCGGCAACGGTGCCCGCATCATCTTGGCCAAGGCGTCCGAGATCATGCTCGCGGACGATGGCGAAGTGATGCTCGACGCCAGCCGCGAGGCGTCGCTCCAGATGGACAGCGCCCCGACGAACCCGCCGGTCGCGAACACCGTCCTGATGAGCCTCTGGCAGATGAACATGGTCGGCATCCGGGCCGAGCGGTTTATCAACTGGCGCAAGCGCCGCGCTGGCGCCGTCCAGTATATCGACGCGGCCCGCTACGCCTGATCTGTCGATCCCGAGGCCGGCCGCGTGCCGGCCTCACCCTGACACGCGGAGACGGCCATGAAGACCGACCTCATCGCCACCAAAGCCATGCGCTACGGCGGGCGTTCCTTAGAGGCTGGCGACGCCTTCAGGGCGGCCACGCCGCGGGATGCGCGCATCCTGACGGCTATCCGCAAGGCCGAACTCGCGCCCGACGTGGATCCGGAGGAGGCGGCGAAGGCCACACGCCTGGATGAACTGCGGTCCGAATACGAAGCGGTGGCGGGCGAGGCGCCTGATCTCCGCTGGGGCGCCCCGCGGCTCGAGGAAGAGATCGAGGCCGCGAAGAAGAAGCGCCGCGGCAAGCCGCTCGACCACGACGGCAACGGCAAGGCCGGCGGCTCCCGCACGGCCGAGCAGGGCCGGTACAATCGTCGCGACGTACGCGCCGAGGACTAACGCATGCCCCAAACAGAAGCTCCGCGTGACCTCCTGGTCATCAGCTATCCGGGCGCCATGGCCGACAGCCAGATGAAGAAGATCGCTGAGGCCGTCAAGGAAGCCGCGGGCTCGACTGTCCGCGTTCTCGTCCTCGACCAGGGCGGGTCTGCGACCTTGCTGACACGACCTCCGACGCTCCCTGGGGACTAGCAGTTGCGCGTCCTCGGTCTGAGGATCCCCTTCACTCGCGGGAAGGCGGCGGCCTCTCTTGCCCCGGTGGACAACCGGGGTGGGTGGTTTCCGCTCATCCGCGAGGGCTTTACGGGCGCATGGCAGCAGAACGTCGAAGTCAAGTACGACTCCGTTCTCGCCAATCACGCCGATTTCGCCGTCCGGACGCTCATCGCGGCGGACATCGGCAAGCTGCGGATCAAGCTCGTCCAGAAGCAGGACAGGATCTGGCAGGAGACGACGAACCCGGCCTATTCCCCGGTGCTGCGCAAACCGAACCGCTACCAGACCCGCCAGCAGTTCATCGAGTGCTGGGTCCTGTCGAAGCTCCAGCGGGGCAACACCTACGTCCTGAAGGAGCGGGACGCGCGCAATGTCGTGGTGCGTCTCTATGTGCTCGACCCCGACCGCGTGAAGGTGCTCGTCGCGGATGACGGCTCGATCTACTACGGGCTGATGCGGGACAGCCTCTCGGGGCTCAGCGAGGATTACATCCTCGTTCCGGCAAGCGAGATCATCCACGACCGATTCAATTGCTTCTTTCACCCGTTAGTTGGACTGTCCCCGATCTTCGCCAACGGGCTCGCCGCCACGCAGGGCCTGGCGATCCAGAACATGTCGGCGGGCTTCTTCCGCAACGGAGCGACGCCGGGCGGCATCCTGACGGCGCCTGGCGCGATCGGCGACGATACGGCCAAGCGCCTCAAGGAGCATTGGGAGGCGAACTACAGCGGCAAGAACCGCGGCCGGATCGCGGTCCTGGGCGACGGGCTGAAATACGAGGCCATGACGGCAAAGGCCGTCGACTCGCAGCTCATCGAGCAGCTCAAATGGACGGCGGAGGTCATCTGCTCGACCTACCACGTCCCGCCGTACAAGATCGGCGTCGGCGCGATGCCCAGCTACAACAACATCCAGGCGCTCAACGTCGAGTACTACTCGCAGTGCTTGCAAGCGCATATCGAGGCGATCGAGGCATGTCTTGACGAAGGTCTTGGCATGGACGGTGTCTCGATCGGGACCGAGTTCGACACCGACAACCTGCTCCGCATGGACAGCGTGACGCAGATGGAGGTGCTCGATAAGGGCAAGAACACATTCACGCCGAACGAGGCCCGTCAGAAGCTGGACCTGGCCCCGAAGACCGGCGGTGATGCCGTTTACCGGCAGCAGCAGGATTACAGCATCGAGGCACTCGCCAAGCGCGATGCGCAGGACGACCCGTTTGGCACGGCAGCCAAGCCGGCACCCGCCTCTGACGGCCCTCCGCCCGCAAACGACAACCCGCCTGCGGTCAGTGCAGCCTATTTCGGCTCCCGTTTGCGGAAAAGCCTGGCGAAGCCATGAACGCAGCGCATATCGAGGCGTTGGCGGACGAGTTGGCGCTGGTCGTGCGAGAGCACGTCACGGCGGCCACGGCGCCGCTCCTTGCACGCATCGACGAGCTCGAGCGCCGGGAACTTCCAGTCCCCGTCCCCGGGCCGGCTGGCCTTGGGATCGCTGCGGCTACGCTGAACGATGGCGGAGTCCTGATTCTGCGTCTCACGGACGGGACCGAGCAGCAGGTCGGCCGCGTCGTCGGCCGCGACGGCCGCGACGGCAAGGACGGAGCCCGTGGCCGCGATGGGATCGACGGGCAGCCGGGCAAGGACGGCGAGCGGGGCCGAGACGGCGTCGACGGCAAGGATGGTGTCGACGGAGCTCCAGGCCGCGATGGCAAGGACGGCCGCGACGGCAAGGACGGAGCTCCAGGCCGCGATGGCAAGGACATCGATCCTGCCCAGGTTGAGCAACTCGTCTCCACCGAAGTCCAGAAGGCCATCGCGGCCATCCCCGTTCCGAAGGACGGGATCGATGGAAAGGATGGGGCAGATGGTCGTGATGGAAGGGACGTCGATCCGGTCGAGGTGGAGCGTCTGATAGCCGATCGTGTGGAGAAGGCGATCTCGACCCTCCCTCCGCCGAAGGACGGCCGCGATGGCAAGGACGGCCGCGATGGACGGGACGGTACAGGTCTGGCCGGCGCTCTGATCGATCGAGAGGGCGAGCTTGTCGTGACGCTGTCGAACGGCGAGACCAGGAGCCTTGGCCCTGTGATCGGCCGCAATGGCAAAGACGGAGCCGACGGCGCCCCTGGCCGCGATGGCAAAGATGGCGAGCGAGGCGCGGATGGCCTCGGGTTCGAGGATATGACCGAGTCCCTGGAAGATGACGGCCGGACCATCGTGCGACGCTACCAACGCGGCGACGACGTTAAGGAATTCCGCCACTCCATCGCGGTCGTGCTCGATCGGGGCGTCTACAAGGCAGGCGAGACCTACCAAGCCGGCGACGGCGTGACGTGGGCGGGCTCGTTCTGGATCGCCCAGAAGGAGACCGATGCGAAGCCGGACAGCGGAGACGGCTGGCGCCTCGCGGTGAAGCGCGGGCGCGACGGCAAGGATGGGAAGGACGGCGAGCGAGGGCCGGAGGGGAAGGCTGGTCCCGCGGGCAGAGACCTCACGCAGCTCGGGCCTGACGGCGCCAAATGGTAGCCCTCATCTCTGTTTCCGACGCGAAGCAGCAACTGCTCATCGAGCATGACGAGCAGGACGCTTTCCTCGCCGCCAAAGCCGAGGAGGCGACCGACATCGTCATTGGCTACCTCAAAAAACCAAATCACGGCTGGACGGAGGAGACGGCGCCGCCGCGGGTCAGGTCGGCAATCCTGCTCGTCCTCGGCGTGCTATACCGTGACCGTGAGGGGCAAACGAACCCGCTGACGGATGCCGTAAAGGCGCTCCTTTGGCGCGATCGGGACCCGGCGCTCGCTTGACCCGCCCCGACTGGTTCCCGGACTGGACCGGGCAGAGATGCGTGATCGTGGCCTCCGGGCCGAGCGCGGCCGAGGCTCCTCTCGCTGAGATCGAGGGGCGGGCGCGCATCATCGCGACGAACAACAGTTGGCGGCTCGTCCCCTTCGCGGATGCGCTCTACGCCAGCGACGATCATTGGTGGCGAACCGGGGCAGGGAACGAGTTCCAGGGGCTGAAGATCAGCCGATCCGAGCACCCTGGAGTTCATCAAGTCGAGCTCGCCCTCGATTGCCGCGGCCTCTTCGTGGACGGGATCGTCTTCGACGAGCCGGGCGTCATCGGGTCGGGCGGCGGAAGTGGGTTCCAGGCGCTGAACCTCGCGGTGCAGTTCGGGGCGACCCGGATTGCGCTCGTGGGTCTGGATGCCAGGGTTGACCGCGGCGTCCACTGGCACGGGCCGCACGAGGGCGGCCTATCGAACCCGCACGAAGGAACGGCCGAACTCTGGCGTGTCGCGATGGATCGCGCTGCGCCCGTCCTGGCTGAGCGGGGCATCGAGGTTGTGAATTGCTCGGCGTGCTCCGCTCTGCAGGGCTTCCGGAAGATGGACCTGTCCGAATGGCTGGGCGGGTGATCGGTGCGGTCGCTTCCTCCTCGGCCTAGCCGAAGCTCAGCAACTTAAGCCGCGACAGCCTCGACATAGACGCCGACGCGCTTGCCCAGGACATGAAACGCCGCCTCGAGCTGTTCGAACCGGGAGCGATGATCCAGCCGGAACAGGCGGTCCACGGACTCTCTGTTCCACCCCAGCCGTCGCGCGAGCTCGGCCCTGGTTATGCCGGCCTCGCGAAGCGCTCTGTAGAGCTCGACCTTCACGGCCGTCAGGGTCGGGAGGTGCACCGCCTTCGGATCTGTGGTCTCGGGAACCGGGATATCCTCGCCGTCATCGATCATGCTGGCGAGCGCGGTTTCGATCGCGTCGGCTGCGCGAAGACGCGCCTCCTCCTCGGTCTCTCCGAAGGTGGCGACCATCGGGAGGAGCGGACAGGTCACGAGCAGCGTGCCGTTGTCGTCGGGCGTGAGTTCGATCGGGTAGGCGAGCATCACTTCAACCCCAGCTGCTTCTTGATCGCATTGACCAGGCCGGTACCGAGTTCCTTCCGGCCGCCATGCATCGGAAGCTCTGACTTCCGGTCGCCGCGCCGGACCACGAGGTGGCCCGAGCCGCCCTTCTTGGTTTCGAAGGTGCAGCCCTGAGCTGCGAGCCACTTCTTGAGTTCCTGCGCGTTCATGCATGTAAGATACTCCACACAAATGTGGAAGTCAACATAAGTGTTGAAGCGCGAGTGAGCGAATGCAAGCCGCACTGGACCGCTTGATGTGCCTGTACCGGGTGTGGGGTTGATGCCCTCCGCCGGCGACCTCGTCGAGCGTGTCAGCTTCGCCCGCCGCTCCGCCGTCGACGACGGCGCGGGGAACGAGGTCTCCGGCCCGTTCGAGGAGCAATTCCAGCGCGCCGCGATGTTCATCATGCGGCCGGGGAGCGAGGCGGTGTTAGCCGCCCGGCTCCAGGGTCAGCAGCCGGTGACGATCGTGGTCCGGTTCGACAGTCAGACTCGGTCGGTGACGAGCGACTGGCGGGTCACGGATGTCCGCTCGGGCACCGTCTACGCGATCCGCGCCGCCGAAGACATGGACCGCAAGCGCCAGTGGATCTCGCTGGTCTGCATGGCTGGAGAGACGGCATGACTTTCTTCCGTCGCCTGCGAATGGCGCTCTGCTCAGCTTGGCGCGGCTTCTGGTATCGGCCGGTTCCCGTGAAGCAGATCGGGTCAACGATCGGTGAAGATAAGTGGATCGTGCGCCGGGTCACCGGCTGGAAAATCAAGTACCGGCCTATTTGGTCCCGGTCGCAGGAGAGACGGCATGAAGATGTTCCGCTTCACCCAGGCCTTTGATTTCAAGCCGTCGCCGGGCGTGACCATGCACTACGCAGCAGGGTCCGTCCGGAAGCTGCCGGAGGCTCAGGTCGAGGCGGCACTCGCGGCGGGCGCTGGCCAGATCGACGAGTCCGCGACCGAAGAGATGATCGTGGACGACACGCCCGGCCCGGCCCCGGTGATCCGGCAGGAGCCGCGGCCGGTCTACGTCGCGCCGAAAGTGCGCGAGGCTGCGGTCGAGAAGGCGGGCAAGGGCAAGTAGGCCATGCGCGGCCTGCTTCGTCGCATCCAGTCACTTTGGTCCTGGCGCGCTGTCCGGCAGGACGGCGTCTGGGTCTATTGCGAGAACTCCATCACGGGACGCAGATCCGCGCACTGGACGGGCGGTTGCTATGGCCCGCTCGACCAGCAATGGCTCCGCGATGGCGACTTCGTCCATGGTCCCCGCGGATCCTATGTGGTCGGCGCGGAGAGCGAGATCTGGGCAGGCTGACCCATGGCCGTCCGCAATCTCGACCGCCTCAAAGCGCGCCTGGCCAAGATCCCGGCCGGCGTCCGCGCAGAACTGAGCAAGGCTCTCGACCAGAGCGCGGCCGAGATCGTCGGCATGCAGAAGCGGCTGGTCCCGAAGAAGACGGGCGCGCTCGCGAACAGCATCGTTGCGACGCAGGGTGGCGAGCGGGTCAAGTACTCGCAGGGCGTCGGGGGCGGACTCGGGGATCCGGATCTCTCTGTTCGCATCTCCGCCGGCAACTCGGCGGTGCGCTACGCCCATCTGGTAGAATTCGGGACCAAGCCGCATGAGGTCGGCGGGTTGTTCGAGGGCGCGCAGCATCCAGGATCGAGAGCGAAGCCCTTTTTCTATCCTCCGTACCGCGCCCTGAAGAAGCGGAGCCGGGGGCGGATCACTCGGGCTGGCGCCAAGGCCGCCAAGCAGATCGCGGCCGGCAAATGAGCGCCGAACTCGCGCTTCAGGGTGCCGTCGTCACGGCGCTGAAGGCTGCGTCGACGGTCACCGCGGTCGTTGGCCAGCGCGTCTATGACCGCGTCCCGGCCGCAGCGCCGATGCCCTACGTCCATTTCCGGTCAGTGCAAGCGGTCGACGACGGCTCTGACCAGATCGACGCCCTTGAGGTCTATGTCGACCTGGATGTCTGGTCGACAGCGGTCGGCAAGCCGGAGGCGGCGCGAGCGGCAGAGGCTGTCCGGCGCGCCCTGCATCATCAGGCGCTCACGCTCGCAGAGCCGTGGGGCCTGCTCGAAATCGAGCACAGGGACACGAACATCGGCGACGAAGACGGCCTGCTCGTCCGCGCCCGAATGACCTTCCGCGCCCTCGTCGAGCGCGTCTGACCCTTCACATCGACGGACTGAGGAGACCCGCATGGCACAGGCCACGACCCGCTCGTTTGCGGGCTACAAGATCCTGCTTGAGGACGCGACGTCCCCAGCGACCTACGTGGCTCCGTGTGGATTCACGGAACGCTCCGTTCGCTTCACGAAAGAAGTGAACGACGTCAACGTCCCCTCGTGCGACGATGAGGATGCCGCTTCGTGGGTCGAGCGGGACATTGTGTCGAAGTCGGTTACTGTCTCCGGGAACGGCGTGATGTCGTTGGAAGCGGAGCCTCGCTGGCTCGCCGTCTGGCAGAGCGATCTCCCGTTCAACGTCCGCATCGAGAAGTCAGGCAACCTCGCCGCAGGCGGCGGCTACTGGCTCGGCAAGTTCCACCTGACCTCAATGGAAGAGGGCGCGGTCAAGGGCAACCGCGTCACGAAGAGCATCGAAATGGTGAGCACGGGCGCCGTCGTCTGGACGCCGGCCTCCTCGTAACATGGGTGTCCAGACCGACATCACGCTTGCGTGGGGCGACGGGACCTATCGGTTCCACCTCGCCATCCCGCAGCTCAAGGAATTGCAGGAGAAGTGCGCGAGCGGGCCGGCTGAGGTGCTCCAGCGCCTCGTGACCGGCCGCGCCCGCGTCGAGGATGCGCAGGAGACGGTCCGCCTCGGGCTGGTCGGTGGCGGCACCGCGCCGCCGGAAGCGGTTCGACTCTGCTCGCTCTACGTCGATGCCCGCCCGCTGGTGGAGTCGATCGGCGTGGCCACGCTAGTCCTTGGCGCAGCTCTCATGGGGCATGACCCAGAGGCCGCACAGGGAAACGGGGCAGCCGCGAGGCCGAAGAAGGCGAGGGCGAAACCCTCATCGACTTCGCGGCGATCCAAGCGAGCGCCCTCGTGATGGGCATGTCCCTCCGCGATCTGGAGGGGATGGGACTTCAGGAGTTCGGCGAGATCGTCCGAGCCTGGAACCGGACGCAAAACCCTGACGAGCCAGAGCCGATGACGCCTCAGGAAGAGGATGCGCTCGCGGCCATGCTGGGGATCTGAGGTGACGGTTGCGGCAGGGCTTAGGCTAGGAGGGCAAGGGCCGGCACCCACCTCAACCGGGCAGGGCAAGACAGGAACCCCTTAACCTACCCATGGTTGACTGGTACACGGTCTAGACCACATTCTGTGGAGTGGCGGAGGGGCACCCACCCGTCGCCACGCGACCATCCCAAGGAGGGGAAGGTGTCTGCCGCTCTCAGGTCTGATGATGATCGGACCTTCTACGTCCACCGTCACGCCGCAGTTGGGCCGGCACCCCTGCCGGAGCTGACGCGCGTCCTCGTGACGAGGGCGGCTCGGACCATGGAAGGGGATGACGTGATCGCCGGGACTGAGGGTACGATCGTCGGCATTTGGAACAACGGCGAGGCCTATGATGTCGAGTTCTCCGAGGCGCTCGGCCCTGCTGTGATAGAGGCCAAGTTCCTTCGGACTCTGGCGTAATCTCTGGACTGAGCTTCTGCGTCGATGGCGGAGCTGACTTTTCTCGCTATCGCATCTGCAAAGATTACCCACTACCTCCTGGACATCAACCATCCGCAGGGCGGGTCGAAGGCGAAGTTTCTGATCAGTCGCGGCTTCTCTCCCAGCAAGCCTAGTGAACTTGCGAGACCAACTACGACGGTCAGAGGAGGATCGATCAGTCCCAGGTCGAGACCTACGCCGAGATGATGCGGCGCGGTCTCTGGTTGCAGGGTGGCCAGATCGCCGATATGCGAGCGATCTACGCTCGGGCCGACTTCCCGGTGCGCAAGGGTCACCACATCGGGAACGGGTGATCCGACCTATCGTGCAGGATAGCCGGTAACGAAAAACCCCCGCTCCGACGGCTCCGCCTCCGGCAAGTGCGGCAACGGAGGCGGCACACGGAGGCGATCGGAAATCCGGCAGGGCAAAATCAAGTCGCCAAATTGGCGACTTGAACGAACCGGAACGCTTCACTGCCTCCACGGCCAAGAGCACCGGCCGCTCGGAGCGATCCATTCAGCGTGATGCGGAACGCGGCGAGAAGCTTGGCGACACGCTCCAGCGCATCGCCGGGACCAGCTTGGACAAGGGCGTCGAGATCGATGCCCTCGCCGCACTGCCGCCTCAGGAAAGGGAAGAGATCGTGTGAAGGGCGAGCAGGTCTCCGCCCGTAAGCAGGTTGCTCCGTCGAAGGGCGAGAACGTCGTGTCGCTGGATAGCGAGGAGATGCAGGCCAACACGATCGCGCGGCGGCTGATGCGGGAATATTTCGATGCTCCGCCCCGCGCGCGGGCTGTCTTCGACGATCTCTATGCGGAGGTCGCGTCCGGACGAGCGGTTGCGGGGTGAGTAGTGCAGCGCGGACGCGGTTGCCTGACCATCTGATCATCCATCAGAGGTGATTGTAAGGCGGACGTGAATGCTGCGAACTTCGCGGCCGAGGCCCAGCCATCCGGTGCGTTCGATCTCCACGTTGGTCACCTCGGCCACGATAGTGTCTCCTTCCGCCAGCGATCTTGCGACCCAATCGTGGCGGCTCGGGACAAAGCCTAGATGAAAACCCCCGTGGCGATAGGCGACGGCGTCCTCGTCATGCTCATTGTCGGGCTCTGGAACGAGCGTCAGACGGTCGCCAACCTTCACGTGGCTACCTGCGTATTTTAAGCGCGATCTTCCCGTTTCTGGACAAGGGTAGTTCAGTCCGGCGACGAAGGAGGGGTAGGATCGCATGATCAGGAGTGGAGCTGGGTTAAGAAGCGATCACGTTAGGGGAGGATCGGCGAGCATCGCTGACAACGATAGAAACTGTTAAAGCAGTTCCCATCGCGCTCAGCGGATGCGGTCGTAAACCCCCTGCGATTTGCTGCGCTCTGCGTCATTGACGTAACGCACCGTCATCTCAAGTCTGCATTCATCGACTCGAAGCTGCCCCTGATTGCGGTATGCTTGCTCACACTCCTTGTCGATACGCTCCTTAATATTCGGAGGGTCGGATAGAGCGCCGATCAAGAGGAACGCGGCCACTAGTCCGGCGCCTGAGATCAGAAGCCATTTCAGCATTGGGAGAAGTCCTTGGCCACAGATATCGAGAGGCTGGTTATCAGCCTCGATGCGGATATCACAAGACTCTCCCGCCAACTGGCAAAGGCGACCGGCGACGTCGACACCTGGGGCAGGAAGTCTGAAGCGACCGCCCGGCGCGCCGCAAAGCGCGTCTCGGACGCGATGGCCGACGCCACTAACGACAATCGCTCCGGCTTCCGCGGCGACCAGTGGAAGAACCTGGGATTCCAGGTCAACGACGTCGTTACCTCGCTCGGGTCCGGCAGCGATGTGATGCGCGTCCTCGCCCAACAGGGCGGGCAGGTATATCAGGTGCTCGGCGATCACCCCGGCGGCATCGGTGGCGCCATGGGGGAGATCGCGAAGCGGGCGCTCGCGATACTGACACCGGCCCGGCTTGTAGCTGGCGGCATCGCCGGCATTGGGGCTTCCGCTCTTTTGCTCGGCATCCGCTGGAGCGATGCGCAGGACAAGATCGAGAGGGGTCTTTCGGGCATTGGACGGCGCTCCGGCGCGACCGTCAACGATATCAACCGGATCGGGGAGGCCATCGCCGCGAGCGGGCGCATGTCAGTCGGCGAGGCGCGCGAGGCGGCGTCCCTGGTTGCTCAGACCGGGAATGTGGATCGCGACCAGATCGAGAGCGTCGTCGGGCTGGTGCCCGGTTACGCGAAGCGCATGGGCCTGAGCGCGGCCGATGCCTCGGCCGAGATTGCGAAGCTCTTCTCCGACCCGGCCAAGGCCGCGGACGAACTCGCCGCAAAGCTAGGCGTGATCGATGGAGCCACTCTGGCGCACATCCGGACGCTCGCCAATCAGGGCGACCGTCAGGCCGCCATCAACGCGCTCGTGAAGGCGATCCAGCCCGAGTTGGACAAGGCAGCCGAGAAGACGAGCGTCTGGGCTCGAGCCTGGAATGCGGTTGCGAACGCGGCGGACAGGGCAGGGCAGGCGACGACGCGCGCTCTTACAGCCGCCCCGGCCGAGACGGATGAGCAGCGGCTCGAGCGCCTGATCCGGCAGCGTGATGCCGGCTTCGCGGGCCGCCCGGCACGCACCACGGAGCCGGAGCTCGTGGAAGCTCTCAGGCAGATGGGGCTCGGCGAGAGCGAGATTGCCGCGCAGGTGCCGAGCTATCGGCCGGCGACAACCGAGATTGACCGCGAGATCGGGGCTCTTGAGGAGCGGATCCGCGTGACGCGCGCGGCACAGGCGGCAGAAGCCGAGCGGATGCGCGCTATCGAGCGGTCGAGGGCGGCGAACGACATCGTCGCTCAGTTCGATGCGGCCGGCGAGGAGATCCGAAAGCTCGACGCCCAGATCGCCCAACTCGGTCGCTCTCTAGCGGACGCCATCGCCAATCCCGACGTGAACATCGAGGGCGGGGCCGAGAAGGCGCTGGAGACCTACAAGGCGCTGCAGGACAGGGTCGACCTCCTGAAGCAGTCCTACAAGGAGGGTGGCACGGCCGCCTCCGCCGCTCTCCGGCAGGCGAATTTTCAGGCCCAGACAGCGGGGCTGAACAGCTACGCGCGCGGCCTAGCCGAGATCAAGTTCCGCTTCGACGAGATGGCGAGGGCAGCACGCGAGGCCGGGAACGTCCGGGCCCTGCCCACGATCGAGGCGCAACGCGGCGCAGCGATCGACGCCTACAACACCGAAGCAAACCGGCGCGCCCTGGGCCAGGTCGCTGTGAGCGGCGACTTCGTCTCGCAGGTGATCGGCGCAGAATCGGGCGGCAACGACCGGGCCCGCAACCCCCGTTCGACGGCGACAGGCGCCGGCCAGTTCATCGAGAGCACCTGGCTCCGGCTGTTCAAGGACACCTATCCCGAGATGGCGGCCGGGATGAACGATGCAGCGATCCTCGCGATGCGTTCCCAGCGCCAGTACCAGGAAGCGCTTATCCGAGCCTATGCGCAGGAGAACGGTCGCCTTCTTCAGGCGGCGGGCTTCAACGCCTCGGATCGCAACTTGCATCTCGCGCACTTCCTCGGTGCGGGCGGCGCGATCAGCATGTTGCGGGCCGATCCGAGCGCGAATGCCGCGTCGATCCTGCCTGCAGCGGCGCGGTCGAACCCGGAGGTGTTTCGGCGTGGCTCGGCGAGCGTGCAGGATATCCTCAACTACGCGCAGGGCAGGGCGACAGGCTCCAGCTCGGCCGGTCGGGCTTCGCAGGATCGCATTCGGTCCATGGAGGCGGAAGCCGCCACGCTCGGCAAGGCGGCAGCTGAAGTCGAGCGCCTACGCGCAGTCGAGGAACTGCTCACGGCGGAACGCGAGAAGGGTGGGCCACTCGCCCAGGTCTTCGCGAACGCTCAGGATCTCATCAAGGGTTCGTCCGAGAAGCTGACGCCAGAACTTGAGGCGCAGCGGGCGAAGCTCCTCGAGCTCGCCGATGCGCGGGCCAAGGCTGCCGCTACGGGCGTCCAGGCGCGGTTCAACCAGGATATCGCAGACAGCCGGGCGGCTCTCGGCAGGACGGACGAGGAGAACCGGGCCTACAGCCAAGCGCGCCAGGTCGGCGCCCCGGGCTCGTCCGAGTTCCAGAACGCCTACGGCCAGCTTCGCGAACTCCAGGAGATGAACTTCGCCAAGAGCGAGGTGAGCGGGTTCCTGAAGGGGATCAACGCCGACCTCGCCAATGGCGCCAAGCTGACCGACGCCTTCACGAACGCGGCGAAGCGGCTCCTGTCGACGCTCACGAACCGGGCGATCGATAGCCTGGTCTCGGGCCTTTTCGGCGGGCTCGGCGGCGGTGGGGGCGCAGGCGGTGCCGGGGCAGGTGCTGGCATCTTCAGCGCCATCGGCCGCCTCTTCGGCTTCTCTTCGGGCGGCTACACCGGCCCAGGATCAAAGGATCAGCCGGCGGGCATCGTCCATGCCGGCGAGTACGTCTTCGACAAGGCGGCGACGTCCCGGATCGGGGTAGGGCGGCTTGAAGCGATCCGGCGCGGGTTGAAGGGCTACGCGGTAGGCGGGTTTGTCTCGCCGGTTACACGGGTGCCTACCGCGCGGGCTGCCGCTGCTGGGGCACTCGCGACGACCTTCGCCTTCTCGCCCGTCACCAATCTCGACATGCGGGGCTCGAGCCTCAGCATGGGCCACGTCCAGGCCGCCCTCGACGCACGAGACGCCGAGCTCCAGCGTACCTTCGGCGAGCGCTTCGAATACTGGCGCCAGCACAACTGATCAGGAGAGCATGATGGTCGAGAGCCGTAGGAGGTTCCTGCGGGCGCTAGCGCTTGCGCCGCTCGCGCCTGTCGCCGCACTGGCTGCAACGAGGCCGGCTGACGCCACGTCGGCCGAGAAGGTCACAATCGAGGTCGACGCGGGCACCTTCACCCACGAGATCGAGGAAGCCGTCCGGGGTTTCGAGGAACGCCTGCAGGCCGCGCTCGATGCTCACGACCGAGACCTCCGGCGCACCTTGGGTGAACGCTTCGCCGCCTGGAACGCCCGCAACGCCTGACCGATGGGCAACTACCCCGATCTCGTCCGGGCCATCCAGGACCGACGCACGGTCGTCACCGCGCATTGCGTCCGGCTCGACTTCGCTTCGGAGACGAAGTGGCTCCACAACGGCTACGGCCCGCTCCGGACCCGCACCCCCGGCGCGGAGGGGTTCGTCGTCTGGGAGGGACTCGGAAAGCTCGGCAAGATCTCGGATATCGAGCGTTCGCTCGTTCCGAAGTCAGGATCGCCTAGCCTGTCGCTCTCAGGTGTGGCGCCGGATCTCGTCGCCAAGGCTCTTGCGGCCGAGCATGAGACCAAAGGGCGCCCCGCCCGGATCTTCGAGCAATACTTCGACCCGCAGACCTTTGAGCTGATCGACCAGCCCGTCGCGGTCTACGCCGGCTACATGGACGAGATGTCGATCGAGGAGACCGGGCCAACGACGGCCACGATCACGGTGACGCTCGTCAACCTCCTCTTCCGCCGCCGCCGCCCGGCCGGCGCGTATCTCTCTCACATCGACCAGCAACTCGTTCATCCCGGCAACATGGGCGCGGTTCAGATCCCGTCTTACGTCAACGCCAACCCGACATGGCCGGGCTACTCGTAAGGGATCGCGCGGCCGAGCTGCGCGCCTTCATCACCCGCGGCTTCGGTCTCCCCCTCACCCGGGGTGGCTCCGATTGCTGCCTCTGGCCCTGCGACTGGATCGTGGCCTGGCGCGGGCTTGACCCCGCGGCGCAACTCAGGGGCCGCTACAGGACAGCCCTCGGGGCAGAGCGCCATCTCCGCAGGGCAGGCGGGCTCCTGCCCCTGGCGCGGCGCCTGATGGCCGAGACGGGCCTCCCGGAGGCGGTTGAGCCCGTCCCCGGCGATGTCGGCGTCGTCATGGACCGGGCCGGGCAGATCATCATGGCGATCCGCGACGGGCAGGAATGGGCCGCGAAGGCAGATGAGGGCGTCTTGATCGAGGATCTGCCCATGCTCGCAGCCTGGAGCATCTGATGGCTGAGGCTATTGGAGCGGCCATCATCTCCAGCGCGTTCGGGGTGTCCGCCAGCGTCTCGACGGCTGTCGGGATCGCAGGCGTATCGGCAGCCTCGATCGTAGGCGGCGTCACGATCGCGGGCGGGCTACTCGGCTTGCAACTGCTCGTCGGCAGCCAGCAGCCGAAGCAGAAAATCGCCGCACAGCAACTCTCGCTCCGGCAGGCGCTACCTTCACGCACGATCTGGTTCGGCCGCAATCTGCGCGCCGGCCCGAAATTCATGTGGGATGCCGCGGGCGGCAAATTCTTCGACGGCTACTACCTCGGCGAGGGACCGATCGACGCCTTCGAGGAGGTCCAGCTCGACGGCAAGATCACGCCGATCACGTTTCCGGGCGGGATCGCGACGATCGCCCCGTGGGGGAACGCCGTTGCGGTCGAACTGCGCGTCGGCAATGTGCCGGAGCCGACCTTCGACACGTTGGTCAGCGGCCTCAGCTACTGGACGGATGCCCACCGGCTGGACGGTTGTGCGACCGCCCTCGTCACGTCGACGGCACCGAAGAAGGAGAAGTTCAACCAGGTCTTCCCGGGTGGCCGGCCGCCGGAAGCGCTGTTCCGTACCCGGGACCTGAAGGTCCGTGACGTCCGCGACCCGGGCCAGACCGAGGACCCGGCCACATGGGTGTGGAGTGACCGCGCCGGGCCGTGCATCTACACCTTCCTCAATCACGGCTTTGGCACGCGTGTCCCGTTCTCGCTCCTGAACACCGCATCGTGGCAGGCGTTCAACGCGCTCTGCGACGAGACCATCCACGACAAGAACGGAGTGGCATTCCCGCGCTATTACCTCGCCGGCTGTCACCGGGCAGCGGAGGATGAGCCGGCCGACACGCTCCAGCAGATGCTGGATGCCTGCGATGGGCGCCTGACTCTGGAGCCGGACGGCACGATCGGTGTCACGGGCGGCAAGTTCCCGGCCGTCACGCTCACGTTCGGTGATGCGGGGGTCATCTCCCGCAAGATCATCAAGGGCTCGTCCAAGCTTGCTGCCTTCAACCGGCTGAAGATCTCCTACCTTTCGCCACCCCACGGCTATCAGCAGATCGAGGGCGATCCGTGGGTGGATCCGGACTACCCATGGGCCGACGACGCGGCCGAGCTGCTCGAAACCACCTTCGACCGCCCGTGGGTGCAGAACCACAACCAGCTTCGCCGACTGGCGAAGATCTATACGGCCAAGAAGAACCCGGCATGGCGCCTGCTCGGGATGGTCACGGACCTGAGCTGGGCGCCGTGCCTGTTCGAAGAGGCTGTCCGGATCAAGTCAGACCGCTACGGCTTCGACGAGGTATTCATCGTGGAGCGTGCGGTCGCGAACATCGAGGCCGGCACATGCACCTTCGACTTCGCCTCACTCCGGTCCGATACCTACGATTTCAACGCGGAGACAGAGGAAGGCACGACACCGGCGGTCCCGGCGAGCCCGAACTCTGTTTTGGCCGCCACGCCGCCCGACCCGCCGGAGAGCCTCGTGATGCTCGTCGAGCGCCGCGTGGTCGCAGGCGGCACGAGCGCCGTGTTCCTCCGCCTGATCGCGGCGGAACCGGCGCGCGAGGACCTGTCGCTCATCGGGCGATATCGCCGCGTCGGGGACACCGCTTGGCTCAACATGGCGCAGGAGGGCGAGAACCGGGCGTCGCTGATCTCGTCCGTGCTCGCCGATGGGGAGGTTTACGAGGCGGAGGGAGCGCTCGCGACCTATGGTGCGGCATTGCAGAGTGACTGGACCGAGCCGGATCCTGCAACAATCGTAGCCGTGGCGGACGGGACGCCACCGGATCAGCCCACTGCCTTCGGCGTCGAGGCGATAGGCAGCCTGGTCACTGTCGTCTGGATCAACTCCGGATCGGCCAATATCGCCGATGTCCAGGTCAGGCGGGCGACCGGCTCGGGCGCGGCCTATAGCAGTTCGACGATCGTCGGGACGCTGGCCGGAGCGCCGAACCAGTCCATGGTGTTCTCGGAGAGCCTCGCCGCCGGCACGTACCGCTATTGGCTCGTGGCCCGGAACGCCTCGGGCACAGCCGCGGCACCGCTCGGCCCTGCGACCGTGACGGTGGCCTGATGCCGATCTGGCCCGATACCCTCACCATCATCAAGGCGACGCGGCCGAACCGGAGGAACCCAGCTCGCTCCGGCGGGGCGGATCAGACCGGCTCGCAGCAGTTCGTGTTTGCCCCCGGCGGCGGCGTCTGGACGTGGTCGCTAACCGTTGCCGTTCGGACGCGCGACGACGTCCTCGACCTCGGCGCCTTTGTCGAGGGCATGGATGGACAGGCCGGCACGGCCATGGTGCCCATCTACGACGGGAAGCGGAGCCCCTGGAACATCGACCCGCTCACGGGCGGGGCGATCACCCCGGCCAAGCATGCGGCCTCGATCGCGGATGATCCAGCGTTCGCCACGAACCCTATCACAACGGGCTTGCTCGATTTCAGGCTCGGCGCCCCGGCCGGGCTGAACGCAACGCGGGTGACGATCGCGCGCTACCGCGGCGGCCTGATCCGGCCGGGGATGTTTTTCTCGGTCGGATCCGAGCTGAAGGTCATCACCGCCCTGAACGTCCCGGACTCCGGCGCCAGCTCGTCTCGGATCGCAACGATCAGGCCGTGGCTCCGGGCCGCCCGCAGCGCCGGCGCGGCCCTGGAGTTCGGCCGCCCGGTCTCGCTCGCACGCTTCGCCTCAGACGATACCGGGCGACAAGACCTCGACCTGCTCCGGTTCGGGCAGGTCACCCTCGATTTCGTCGAAGCCTTCTGAAGGCCCCGAATGGCAAATCTGCAGAACGTCTCTCCGCAGCTCGATCCTGCGGCAAACTTCGCCCGGCTGAACGCCGCGATCGCCGAAGCTGCGAAGGTCTCGCAGAAGGCCGATCAGGCTGGGCTCAACCTGCTCGCGAGTCGCGTCGACACGAAGGCCGACAAATCCGGGCTGGATCTTGTGGCCTCGGTTGTGGCGAGCCGGCGCGTGGATGCAACGCGGTCACTGACCCGCCCAGGAGACGGGCCGCTTGCCTTTACGCTCGTCTCCTCGCCTGCAGACCTCGCAGGGGACGCGGCATCGCTGCCTGATCTGACCGCCCCGGTACTGACCTTCGGGGATGACGGGCGCGCCGTGCAGCTCTCGTCCCCGGCCATCGTCGGCATGCGGCGGGCGGTCCCGATCGAGCCGGACCGCGTATATCGGCTGCGGGCGGCATTCCGGCGCCGGGCAAACTCCGCCGACCCCTCGAATGATACCGTGAGGGTCGGGATCGTCTGGCTCAGCCAAGCGCACCTCGTCATCGGCACGACGGTCGTCCAGGACTTCACGGCGACCAATGTCAGCGATGGCCGCCGCCTCGTGCTCAAGACACTGGCGCGGGGCGGCGGGGAGGGTGTCGATCATGCGCCGCCGCCCGGCGGCGTCTACGCCCGCGCCTATGTCCAGAGCTACGGCTCGACGGGCCTGGTCAGCGTCGAGATCATCGACATCGAGGACGTCACAGACGCGACCTTGCTCCCGGCCATCTCGACCGATGCCATTGCCCGCATCGGTGCCCTCGAAAGCCATTCGCTGCCCGGCCGCGTGGCGAGCCTCGAGAGCGCGGTCAGCAACCCGCTCTCAAGGACTTTCGCCTCGATCAGCGATGCTGCGGCCGAGCATATCGATCCCGCTATTCAGACCGTCCATGTGCTCGGGAATGTGTCCGCTGGAGATGGGCGGGCCCACTGGTTCAAGCGTGTGGAAGAGGAGCCCGACGTCGGCCTCACCTTCACGGACCAGGACGGGCAAATCTGGGCGGAGACCGACCAGACGATAGACCCCGCCTTCCGGTTCTCCTCTGACGTCCAGGGGACCGAGCTCCTCGGGATCGATGGGCAGAGCTTCTTCGTGTACCGCGAGGCCACGACCCCTGCGCTTGCCGGTCGTAACGGCGTGGAGTCAGTCGGACGATTCCAGCTCAACGCCCAGTACACGGGCGGGAATTTCGGGCAGACGCGCAAGGCTCTGCACTCCTATGCAACGGCTGGCGCGAACACGAGCGACTTTATTTGGTCGTTTCTATCCGAACTCGACAACCACGCTGGCGGGACGACCGAGAACACCGCCGGATACTTCCAGGCTCGCAAACGTGGCCATGGCGCGACCTGGGCCCTCGTGGCGGAGGCCATGGACCTCACCGCTCAAGCCGACCCTGCCCGCGCCATGGTCGCGTTTGAGGTCGATGTCGTCGCCAACGGGACCGATGCACATTTTAATCGGATGGGGCTGCATATTGTGGCCCGCCGGCCCGCCGGGTCGACTGGCCCCGCGTGTGTCGCCGGGCATGGCATCAAGGTAGACAGCAGCACCGATACCAGCGCCGTATTTCGCTACGCCTATACAGCGGTCGGAAATATTGAGCGCGGCCTGGACTTATCAGGTGCGGACATCACTGAGTATGCGATTTCCTTGGCGGCCAACCAGAGGATCGCTGTCGAAGAAACTGGCGTCCGTCATCTAAGCTACGATCCTGACGCCGGTCTGCTGTACCACATCACGGACGATCTCATCGTCCGCATCGACAACAACGGGGCTGCCTATGTCGCCGCGGTGAAGTTCGAAAGTACCGGGCAGCGGCAGCTCTCCTACGAGGCCGGGGTCGGCCTTGTCTATCGGGTTCAGGATGACGGAGCACCTGCGCTGAGGGTCAATGATTTCGGCGACCTTTTCGCTGGCCGCGCCGTCATCTTCGGCGATAGCGGTCAGATACGTCTCAGCGGCACGACGAATGTCGGCGCGGCATCGGCTCTGCTGGCCGCAAACAAGCCGGGATCCAACCAAGCCGCCCCGGCCGTGTGGCTGGAGGGGGAAATCAACGGGACGCAGGTTTGGGTACCCGCGTGGGCTGGATAGAAACGGAAAGGACATGTCGATGCGCATCATTAATTTTGAGCAGAGTAAGGAGTTCGACGAGTTGACCGTCCTCAGAAGTCTCGTCGAGAACGCTGACCCGGCTAAGCCATATAATATCGGCAAGATCAGGCTCGCCATCCGAGTGCTCGACAAGCTCGCCAGCTCGAGCGTCACCTTGGAAGAGGAAGAGTGGCGCTTCGTGAACGAGCGCGTGCTGGAGACGACATGGGTGAAAGCCTCCCCGCTCATCGTGTCGTTCGTTGACAAGGTCGCGAATGCCGCTCATGTCGAACAGTGCAAGGCTGCTTAGGCCCGCCGATTATTGCCATAGCAAAGTTGCGTGGAGCCGGGGCCCGGGTTAGGCATCTGAGGGTCAGGAGCTGCCCGGAATGGCTTTTATTCCTCCGCTAGATACGTGGGTAACGTCACATTACGTCGGCGTGCCTACCGAGACAATAGAGGCCATCGGGAGCATCGAAGGTAAGCGCATCCTAGACGTTGGATGCGGTGATTTGTTGACCGCCTTTGGTCTTTTAAATCACGGCGCGGCGGAAGTAGTTGGCCTAGATATCAAAGACCTTCCGGAAATCCTGGTCGATGATACCGTCAAGCGCCTTGCCGCGAGTGGTTATGAAGATGCGAGGTTCGACAGGCCTAGGCTGACGCCTTTGACCTTCGACGGTAGGCATATCCCGTTCGATGATAGCAGCTTCGATGTCGTCTTCTCTTGGGGCGTGTTTGAGCATGTAGTCGGGGTTCGACAACTCTTGACCGAGATGCGGCGCGTGATGAAGCCGGATGGGGTGTGTTTCATCAAGGTCTTCCCGTGGTTCCATTCCTTCTACGGGAGTCATTTGGCCGACTTCATCCAGGAGCCATTCGCGCATCTAAAATACGATCACCCAACCTTACTCCGTATGGTGACGAGCTACCTTGACGAGCATCCGGAGCATGATCGCAACCTAATTCTGAACCATGTCTGGCCCGAGTTCCTCACGCTGAACAAGTATTCAGCAAACATGTTCTATGACGATGTTAGGGCTTGCGGGTTTTCGAGTGCCGTATGGAAGCTGATAAGCTACGCGCACGATCTTAGTCATGCTCCAGATGGGTACAGCTTGTCCGACCTGATGATCGCGGGTAGCGAAGTAATCCTGCGGAAGTAGCCTCAGGACTGCACGCGCCGGCAGCGTGCTCATGGTCCGCGAGGCCTGAAGCCCACGGACTCTCGCCCGCCTCGCTAGCCGCCCGTCCTGACGCGGGCTGACCACCTCTTACCGCCCACCCACGACGCCGTCCTGACCCGCTGCGGCGCACCCGCGGCGCGTGAGGGCGCGTGCGTGTGCCCGATCCATGGAGACGACGATGACGAATGCGGAGATCCAGTCCGCGCTGAACGCGCTCGGCTATGATGTCGGCCCGCGCGGGGCAGATGGGGACCTCGGTGGGCCGAAAAGCGCCACCCGGAAGGCTGTCAAGCGATTCCAGAAGGACTACGGCCTCGCCGTCGACGGCAAGCCCGGTCCGGTGACGCAGGAGGCGCTGCGGCTCGCGCTCGCGGGCAAGGCCGCTCCCGCCCCGAAAAAGGCCGCCACGCGGCGCGTGGACACGCTCGTCGTCCACTGCACGGCCTCGCCGGATGGAACCGACCTCACGGTCAAGCAGATCGACGCGATGCACCGCGCCCAGGGCTGGGCGCAGATCGGCTACCACTACGTCATCCGGCTCGACGGGACGGTCGAGCCGGGCCGGCCGGAGAGCGTCGTCGGCGCGCATGTGGCCGGGCACAACACCGGCTCGATCGGCATCTCCTATGTCGGCGGGCTCGAGCGGAAGACCCTGAAGCCCAAGGACACGCGCACCCCGGCGCAGAAGGCCGCGATCGAGCGCCTGCTTGCCGATCTCGTCTCGCGCTACCCGATCACGCGTATCCTCGGGCACCGGGACTTCTCGCCAGACAAGGACGGGGACGGCCTGATCGAGCCCCGCGAGTGGATCAAGGTCTGCCCCTGCTACGATGCCGGGCCGGAGCACACGCATCTCCTCCGCAAGAGGGCTGCGTGATGGATCTCGTTGCTACGCTGGCCTTGCTCCTCGTGGGGCACGCGCTAGCCGACTACCCCTTGCAGGGTGACTGGCTAAGCAAGGCGAAGAACCACACCCTCTCCCTGGTACCGGGAGAAGCGATCTGGCCCGGCGCTCTCGCGTGTCATGCCGCTATCCATGGAGGTGCAGTCGGGCTTGCGACAGGCTCGGTCGTGCTGGGGGCCGCCGAAGCCATCATGCACGCTGGAATCGATTACGCGAAGTGTGCCGGGCGCATCTCATACAATCTCGATCAGTCCCTACACATCGCATGCAAGCTCGTCTGGGTGTCGGTCCTGATCCTAGACGGACCATTGCCCTGATTTGCTCTCGCGAGGCCATGTGGCGCGAATAAGGGGCTCCAGTAGCCCGGCCGATCCAGTGCCCCCGAAAGACCCGTAGGCCCGAGAAGGCCGGTGAAAGCTGGTAGCGGCCGGCTCGCGAGAACACGTCCACCGCCGCCCGGCGGCTCCGGGCACATCCCGAAAGGCACCTCACATGATCCGAGCGATCCTCGCTGCGGGCGCGCTGTCCTGCGCGCTCGCCCTAGGCGGCTGCGTGACCGCCACGGCGCCGACCGGCCCCGACATCGCGGCTCCGGTTCCGCCCAGCCGCGCCGATGCGGCTGTGGCCAAGGCCTCGGGCGAACTGGTGCGCTATTGCGGCCTCACCCGCATGGCCCTCACCGCGGTCGGGATCTTCGCCTCGCCGAAGGTGCAGGACGCTGCGGCCTATGCCGGTGCCGTCGTCAACACGGTCTGCGACCAGCCGCCCGGCGACGTCCGCTCCGCCCTCGACACGATCGGCCGCGCCTATTCGGCCGTGGTGACCGCGCAGGCGGCGGACTGAGGAGAGACATCCATGTCCAGCAACACCATCGCCGCCGCCGTCTCCGATGCCGTCAAGGGCGCGGTCAAGGACGCGATCCAGGACCCAACGGTCCCGGTGGCATCCGAGCTGCCGAGCGTCGCGGCGGCCCGGATCGCAGAGGCCGTCACGCCCGAGGTCAAGGCGGTCGTGGCGCACGCGACCAACAACGAGCCCTGGCACCAGAGCCGGGTCGCGCTGGGCTCGATCGGCACCATCGTGTCGAGCGGCTTCGGTCTCTATGCGCTCTGGGCATCCGGCGTGACGAACGGCGAGCTCTATGCGCCGCTGATCACGGCGATGATCGGCGCCGCGATCGCCCTCTATGGGCGCTTCGTCGCCACCAAGCCGCTCGGGGCCTGACGCGCGTGTACTACGCGGCCCCTGGCCCCTACAGCGTCCATCGCCAATTCGAGTGGGCGATGGCGGTCATGATGGTGCTGATCAGCATCACCTTGGCGTTGCCGGGGGATACGCTGGAGCGGGCAGCTCTCCGGGGCCTATCCGATGTAGGCTTCACCGAGAGCAACATGGCGGCGATCTTCGGGGCCATAGGGGCACTGCGCGGCTTTGCGCTCTGGGCCAACGGCAACATCAACCACGGCCGGATCACGCCCCAGGGCGCCATGATCCGCGCCTGGTGCTGCGTCGTCGGCGCCGTGATCTGGGGACAGATGACGCTCGCGCTGTTCCGGGACGCCTTTTATGCCAACGCGCCCTCGCTCGGGATCCCGCTCTTCGGGACCCTGACCATGTTCGAGCTCCTGTCGGCCTACAGGGCCCGCCACGATGCCGTGCAGCGCCGGTCCCATCTCGGCCGCCATCTCGACGCCCTTGCGAACCGGAGTTGACTGGTGGGGGAGCTTATCGGGGTGCTGAAGGCGTTCGACAATTTCCCGATCGTCCAGGCTGCGGTTGGCGCCGTGATCCTTTTTGCCGGGATCTATCTCGTGGTCCGGGCGGGCAAGGACGGCCGATCCGGTCCTCCGCCGGCACCGGGGACGATCGCCGATACCAACCTGGCTGCCTTCGCCGGTCCCGCCGCCGTGATCGAGCACCTGCGCGAGATCAGGCACAACACGGCCGAGACAGCTGAGACGCTGCAGCGGATCGAGCGCCAGCAGCTCCTGGACAGTCCGCGTCGCGACCCGCGCTGACACCCCCGCCTGCTCCGGCGGGCTTCGATCACCTGGAGATCTGACATGCGCGGCTTCTTCGAAGCGCAATATCCATACTCAGGCAACCGTGGATCCTTCGCACCGGCCGTCGCCGACTATGTCGAGGACGTGGTGCTCGCCGCGGACACGCTCGTGCGCGTCCCGATCCCGGCCGGGGCGCGCTTTGCGCTGTTCTCCTTCGACGGCGATTTCAGGCTGAGGCTCGGCGTGTCGAACACGACCTTCGCGCTGCCCTCGGCCACTTCGACGAATGGGACCGGCAGCATCCTGAATCCCGCGGCCCGGCGCATCCCTGAGACGCTCGGGGATGGCACGACCGTTCCGACGCATCTCTGCCTGCGCGCGCCTGCGGCCTGCAAGGGATCCATCGAGTTTTACGGGGGCTGAGATGCTGCGGAACGTCTTCTCGGGCCGTGCGGGTGGTGGCGGCTCCGGCTCCGGCTCGTCCTCCGGACCCGCACCCTATCTCGGCCAGGTCGCGACGCGGTGCATGCTGCCGAACAACCACCTGACCGGCGCCGGTCGCTGGCAAGGGACGACCTCGCCGCACTACTTCCGCTCTGCCGTGCGGAGCGGGCTGAAGGTGGTCCTCCCGAACCTCCGCGTCGGCTCTGGCCAGAACGAGCAGTCATTCGGACCGACTGACTTCAAGATGTCCTTCCGCCGGCTGCGGGACGGTGCGGTCGTGTCGAACGCCGAAGGGGGCTTCGTGACCGCAGCGGCAGGCGGCGCGGCGGTCCTCAGCTTCCCGACGATCACCGATATCCGAAAGGGCGATCTGCTTCTGGCCAACGTGCTCCAGAGGAGCGACAGCGCGGTCTGCTTCCGGCAGCACCAATCGAACTACGTCGCCTCGCCCTACGACGGCTGGGAAAGCGGCACGGGCACGATCGTCGATAAGATCGATGCCGGTACGGCCTACAACGCCAACGTCATCACCTACACGCCCTTCCTCATTCTGACGGACACGACCGAGCCCTCGGCGCTACTCTTCGGGACGAGCCTCGAGGAAGGCGGGACGGAGGGCATCACGGACGGGAGCTACGATGTCGGCTTTATCGCTCGCACGCTCGGCTCGCACCACGGCTACTCCTCGCTGGCGACATCCGGCTCTCTTCTCGCGCAATACCTCTCCGCGACCCGCACGTTCAGCGATCAGGTCGCGCGAGGCCTCGTGCCCGGGGTTGCGACCGGCGTTCCGTATCACTCCCGCGGCATCAACATGCATGGCACGAACGATATCGGGGGCGGGGGTGACAGCGCGGCGACTCTGGCAGGCCGAAGAGCAGCACTCGCGGCCCGCTATCCCGACCTCCCGATGATCGGCTGCACGCTGCCCTGTTACAACCAATCGTCGGACTTATGGACATCAACGGCGGGTCAGGCGGACGGGACGAACAATCCGAAGGTGCTCGACTTCAACGATTTGGTTCGGGCGGGCATCGCCGGCGAGATCGGTTGCTGGGATGTCGCCGACGCGATCGATCCGCTGCGTCTCGGGCGCTGGCCGGTCGACCGCGATCCTGCCGCAGCCAGCTACCGTAACATCGTCACCGGATTGACGGGCTCCAGCTCGGGCAACACCGTCACCATCACGGCCGGTGGGTTCGGCAGCCTGAAGAAGGGCGATACGATCGTCGGCACGGGATTTGAACCCGGAACGGTCATCACCGCCCTTGGAACCTATAACGGCACGACTGGGACTGTGACGGTGAACAAGGCCAAGACAGTGGCGAGCACGACCATTCGCACGGGCGGCTTCGCCACCAACGACGGTCTCCACCAGACCTCAGCGATCTCTGAGCTGGTACGCGCCCGCCGCGGCGGCGAGCTGCTGGCCCTGATGCGGCCTTAGCTCACCACTGGCAATCCTCCCACGATTTCACGATCTCGGGCTTGGTCATCGCCCGGTACTCCCACGTCCCCTGCGGCGTCCTGCGCCGCATGACGATGCCGCCGCGAGGCGATCGGGTCCCGTCTGCATAGGTGACCCGCTGCCAGGGCCAGAGCGGGCAGGGCTCCCACCCATCATCCCCCTGCAACCAGCGTCGCCAGCGCGTCGATCGCAGCATGTCGTGACAATGCACCCGACCTGATGTCGCACCTCGGCGAGGTCGGCCCGGTCCGATAGATTACGCGCCCCGCTCGGCTTCGGCCGGGCGGGGTTTTCGCGTTTTAGGGCCCGGCCTTGCGCCGCGCGACCTCCTTCTCGATCGAGCGCAGGATCAGAGCGACCCGGCTCTCGCCGTCCTTCCGAGCGGCGTCCAGGGCCGCGGCGAGGTCAGGCGGGATGTCGAGGCGCACGGTCGCGTAGCCTTCGGCCGCGAGCCGCCTGCGCCGGGCCTGCTGCGCGGCCGCGGAGCCGAGCTCTGGCGGGTATTTGCGGGGTCGTCCGCCGGGCATCACCCTTTTCCCTCGATCCAGGCCCACGCCAGGCATCGCTCGAAATCCCCAAGCCAGTGCGCGGCGTCGGGGTCACGACCGAGCCCCGGATAGAGCCGCACCGCGCACCATGGTGGCTCTGGCGCCTCGCCGACGGCGACGCCCCCAGCTGGAGCCGGCTTGCTCAGCTCCTGCCACAATCGGGTTGACGATCTCCCGCTCGGCGCGACGGCGACCGTCGCAAGCGGCCCGGCGGTCTCGCTTTCGACCGTCGCGAGGAGGGCTCCACCCGCGGCCGTGCCGGTCAGCCGGTACCCGGGCAGGACCTCGACAGGCAGTCCCGCCAGCATCTCGGATATCTGCTGTCTGAGCGTGGTCACGACCGCATCGCTCACCTCGTCGCGATAGGAGCGACGACCATGGCCGGTGTCGAGGGTGAGGTGCCAGAGATAGCGGTCGGTCATCAGACCAGGACCCGGTGCCTGATCTTGTCGTGGATGCGATCAAGCACGGCCCGCTGCTTGTCGCTGAGGCGCATCGAGCCTCCGGCTGCCAGCCAGCGATCGCAGATGTCCGCCGCAAAGCGCCGCTCCCATGCGGTCAATTCCGGCGCGCGGAGGGCCACCGCGTTGCCGACTGCATCGATGATGCCGGCGAGATCGCGGTCGCCCGAGGCGGCCTCGGCGATCCTCCGGGCCGCCACCGCCACCGCCTCAGCCCTGTGGCTGGCCTCGCGGCGGGCGGACTCCTGCTCCTTGGCAATGGTCATCTGCTTGATCCGGGGCAGGATCGCACGCAGGCTGCGCCAACTCGCGGCCGGGACAGACCAGTAGCCTGGTGTCTGGTCGTATCTGTGCCGGCGGATCGGCTTGGCTCCGGGGAGGCGTCGGATCAGGTCTTCGCCCGGGCCGACGTGGAGCCAGAATTTCTCGCTCCCCCTGTCCGGCGGGAGGCACCAGTAGCGTGCCCAGCCCCCGGCGGGCGCGCTGGGGCGGCGCGAGGAATCCCAATGCGCCGCCTCGATAGGCCGCACCGGGCGACCGTCGAGGCTGATCCACTCGGACCAGTCCTCAAAGTACGCGGCATCCGCCTCGCGCTGGGCCGCGTGGATAGTGGGGGCGGTCATCATGGGATGCCATCCAGCTCGGCTGCAAGGGCGCGTTGCGCAGGGCTGAGGTGGTCGCCTCGCTCCAGTCGTCGATCCGCGTGGCGGCGGGCCGCGTTACGCGCGTCGGTTTTGAACTGGCTCAGGCGGAAGATGTGACGTTCGGGATAATCTGTACCGTGGATCGCGTCGAGGATGGCCGCGGCGGCGAGATACCGATTCCTTTCTTTATCTATCAGTGATCCCGGTCCGTCGGGGCGGTCGGCATAATCGAAGATGTAACGTCCCGCCGCCTCGGCCTCCTCGGACATGATCCGGGCCAGCCCTTGGCACACGAGGACGAGCTGATCGTCGTTGAGCGTAAGGGTGGTCATGGCCGTCATCCCGCCACGATGACGCGAGTGACGATGCGGTCGGCGATGACGGCATCGTAGACGTAGGTCCGGGACGCATCGCGGTTGTCGATCCACCAGTTGGCGCTCGTCTCGGTCGTGAGCTTGGCCATGGCCGCATCATACCGCGCGAGCCGCGCCCGCTCCTTGTCCCCATTCTCGCCCTTGAGCAGGCGGGCGACCGTCCGCATCGCTTCGACCTTCTTCTGGGGATACACGCGCTCGGCTTCGGCCAGGGCGGCGGCCCGTATCTCCTCGGCCCATGCGATCTGCTTGGGCGTGCCGGCGAGCGGCGGAAGGGTCTGGGTCATCGCTCTCATCCCGCCCTCGTGAGCCTGGGGCGCGGCGTCAGCATCGGCTGACCCTTGTTTTATGACACGTCACGAAACGTGCGTCAAGCGCTTTCCGCTCCGCGACGGGCTGTTCTGGGCGGCTCGACAGAGGATCGCGAGCCGCTAAGCTCGCCTGGATGTGCAACCTCTACAGCGTCACGACCAATCAGGAGGCGATCCGCGGCCTATTCCGAGTCGGCCGCGACCTGACCGGCAATCTGCCGTGGCTCCCGGCGGTCTTTCCGGACTACGCGGCGCCGATCGTGCGCAGCGGCCAGGACGGCGACCGCGAGCTCGTCATGGCGCGCTGGGGCATGCCGTCGCCTGTCTTTGCCCTCAAGGGGCGGAAGACCGATCCCGGCGTCACCAACATCCGCAACACCACGTCGCCGCACTGGCGGCGCTGGCTCGGCGAGGGCTGCCGCTGCCTGGTGCCCATGACGAGCTTCTCTGAGTTCAACAGGAGCGAGGGCGGCGATATCTGGTTCGCCTTGAGCGAGGAGCGGCCCCTGACGGCTTTCGCGGGCATCTGGACGCCGCAATGGCGCTCTGTCCGGAAGCTCAAGGAGGGCGAGGTCACCTGCGATCTCTACGGCTTCCTCACAACCTCGCCGAACGCGGAGGTCGCCTCGATCCACCCCAAGGCGATGCCGGTGATCCTGACCACGCCCGAGGAGTGGGACGTCTGGCTCCGGGCGCCGTGGCCTGAGGCCAAGGCGCTGCAGCGGCCTCTCCCGGATGGCTCGCTCCATATCGTCGCGCGAGGCGCCAAGAAGGATGAGCGGGCCGCCGCGGTTTAGCGCTCCCGTCTCGCGATCTCATCGAGTACCATCTGGCGGTCGAGCTTGATCCGCCGCTCCGTCGCCTCCATCGAGAGCTTCATGCCCTCGCCGGTTTCCCAGAGGCGCGTGCGTTCCTCACATGCGGCGTTCCCGGCGAAGATAGTCGCACGATTGTCAGGAGCGAGGGCCAGGAGCGCGCGATAAGCTGCCTCGCAAGCCGCCTTCGCCTCCTCCCTTGTCCCGGCGAGTCCGCTCCGGGGATACGAGAGGTCTTGCACCATTCCGCGGCCGTAGGCCGGCATCGACCAGCCCCAGACGCCATTCATGGTCCCGACCCTGCCAAGACCGACCGTCCCGACCTGCAGATGATCGTCGAAGAGCTCGCCTTCGTCCGGAATGGGCTTGCCCGTGTGCGGGTGCCGCGCTGCGCGCCAAGTTAGAATCGGTTCGTCCATTCCGTGAACATAGTGGGAACGCGGCAGGAGTCATGGTGACGCCACGCCGCTCTCCGGCCTATCCTGCGGCATGCCGCGCTCATCCGTCCCCATCATCCCGCCCCACACGCCGGACGACATGGTGCTGGCGATCGAGGCCTTGCGGGAACGGGCCGAGGCGGACGGGCAGGGGACGCTCGCCTATCTGCTCCTCTGTGCTCAGATCGAGGCGGAGGCGGTCTCCAAGCGGGCCCGCATAGCGGAGGAGGAGCGCAGGGCCGGCCCGGACGAGATCTGGCGGCCGGGGTAGGTCAGGCCGCTCGCCGCATGCGGCGCGACCCCTCAATTCCCGGCAGACACCCACCGCCACCAGAGCTACCGCCTAGGCGCGCCGCGGAACTGCAGTGGGATTCCGTTCAGCTTCTGATCTGTCGAGAGATCGGAGGGCAGAACAGCCTTTGTCAGCTCCATGTCGAATGCCAACTGGGCATGGTGCGCCCTTGCGTCGTCTTCAAACTCGAGGACGAGCTTGCAGCCCTTGAGGTTGTGCCGCTCCAGCCACTGACCGATCGCCAGTGTCGCCGTGTGCATCTCGCTTTTCGTCATTTCCGTACTCCTTACCGGGTCTTAGCCGCCCGTGGCTTCGCGTCACGGGTCACGGCTGCGTCACGTGATGCGTGACGGCGTCTTTCTCGATACCGCCTAGCGCGCTCAGCCTCTGAGAGCGGGGCGTCACGTGACGCGTCACGTGCGCTGTCACCCAGGGCAGCGGCCATCGTGCGCTGGAATTCGGCGAGTGCGCGGCGTGCCTGTTCGAATCCGATGACGATGCCGGCGCGCTGACCATCGGCGAAACCGTGATCGTATTCGCGCTGCCGAGCCTCCGCAACTCGGGCCGGTTTGCCCAGGGTGGCCTTCACCTCCGGAGCGGGGTCCGGGCTTGTAGCGAGCGCCGCTTTCAGCGCCTCCACATCGATCGCCGGGAGCCCTGCCGCGCCGATCTCGTCATCGGCGCCGGGTCGGCTGGAATCGAACGTGCGAAGCGGCGGAAAACCTATGCGCTTTAGGAGGTCGATCTCGGGCGACCAGACCCAGCCCTCGCCGGTCCCGAGCGTCGGCAGAGATGCGACGATCTCGGCTCCGGTCTTCTTGTCCGCCTGATCCGCGATCCATTCCTCGACCGCCTTCCGGTCCTGCGGAGCAACGAGCCGGAGCGCGATCATCGTCTCGACCTGGGTGAGGCTGTCCTTGTGGAGCTTCGCCGGCCGTTGAGAGATGAGCGTGATCCGCAGCCCGCGGGATCGGCCGAGCGAGACGAGGTTGTTCGCGGCATGGACCATGTTCGCGGATTGCGGGTCCGCCACGCGGCCCTGTGGCGCGAACAGGTGCGCCTCGTCCACGACGACGTGTAGCGTGCCTCGGTTCTCCCGAACGAGTGCGTTCCCGAACTCGGTGAAGAAGCGCGTCCGCTCGCCAACCTGCATCTGTGACGTGTCGAGCACGACCGGCGTGCTGGATCGCCCGACGATCTCGGCGATGCGGGCGCCCTGGTCCGCCGCGAGTGGCAAATACGCATGCCGGCCGCCGAAGATGACGATATCGAGTCCGGACGAGCTCTTGCCGTCAGCCTTGAGTCGCAGCCCCCACCACACACCGGTTGGATCGATGATGCAGGCCCGCTCGCCACGCATCAGCAGCCGCTCCACGATTCCCTTGGACGTGGTGGTTTTGCCGGATCCGGTCTTGCCGAGGATCGCGATGTGCTTCTCGATGGCCTCGTCCGGAATGGGATGCTCGATCTTTGCGGGCCGGCTCATACCCCCTCCTTCTCTCGTCCTTGAGACGCGCGGGCGGTCACGACGCGCGGGTTCCACCACCGGCTCTTCGCTTTAGAGATGTGAGGCGGGTCGAACGCCATCCAAAAGCGAGGGATGTCCTCACGGAACCCGCCGTGACCGAAGCCGGTATCGAACGGGGTCTCCCATGGGAACCTGGGGCGACCTGTCCATGCGAGGACGTGCGGCTCCCCCGGCTTGCCGTCCTGAAAGTCGCACCACGCGAGAAACGGCGTCCCATCCTTCGGCGCCGTGCTGATGTCCTGCCACTCCATCTCTATCCTCCTGCACGGGGCGGGACGCGGGCGGGTTGCGGCGCCCATTCATCTAGGCCCCCTTCGCCGATGCGGATCTTCCGATAGAGGGGCGCACCCGCGCGAACCGCCAGCGCGTGTTCCGGCTCATCCGCATCGACCGCGCGCCAGCCGAAAAGACGGACCTGGTATTCGGTCGTACCTAGCGCCGCCGCAGCCGCCTTCAGATTGCAGGCCGCGACAAGCGCCTCGTCGCGGCCGTTCAGATTGTCTACGTGGTAGACGCGGATGCGCGCCAAGGTCGTCATCAGAGCGCCCCGCCTATGACCTTGGCCACCTTGAACGTGCCGGCGCTGGCCCCCTCCTCTTCCATGATCGACAGATCGAAGCGCTGCCCGTTCAGCGCATTACGCACCAGCGCAAGCGCGTCCCGGTCGGAGACGGGTTTGTCGAACACGACGCGGAGACTGACGTAGCGGGTCTTGCTCATCTTCTTGGCGGCCATCTGCTTGTCTCCGTAACCCATATGCGTTATGTAAGGCATATGCGTTATCGTGGTCAATAGGGCATATGCGAAATTGTTGACGGAGATCGCCTCACCGGATAGCCGGCCTCGTGTGGGACGTAAGATGCTCTGGCCCGAGAAGATGGTCGCCGCGCTGCCGAAGGGCACGTTCGCGCGGATGGTGGCCGTCTTGCGCCCGGATGAGGACAAGACCGCCTTCATCCGCGAAGCCGTCGAAGCCGAACTCGCCCGCCGCGAGAAAGCCAAGCCGAAAGCCTGACCCTCGCCCTCACGTCCGATCTCCACTTGGCTGCGGGGGAGGGGAGGCGAGATCAAGAAGCGCACGACCTGCGGCGGTCGCTCCCCATGCTCCATCGTGCTCAACGGCGCGAAGCTTCCGCAGCCGGCCGAGCCGGTAACTGACCGCGCCTCGCTCCCATCCGAGTTGCCGGGCAAGCCAGATCGCGGACGCGCCGTTCGTGGCCGCCAAGGTCCGCAGCACCAGCATGTCCAGGTCGATTGCGTTTCGTTGGGTCGTGCTGACGCTCAT